ACCAACAACATATTTGCAAAGTAAAGCTAACTTAAGGGACTTTTATTATGAAGTTAGTGAACCAAAAAATAATGCACTTTCAAAAGTTGTTCGTACAAATTATGTAGCAAATCTATCAGACTTTAAAGCTATACCATTAATAAAATCGCATCTTTCTAAACATAGATTTAGTATAGGATTTAAAGTATTTGAATTTATAACTTATAAAGACGCATATACGGAATTTACAAGAGAACAAGATGCCAAGATTGATGCCCCACGAGATAAAAGACTTGTACAATTACAAAAAAAACATAGAGCATTAACTAGACAGCATCTTAGTTTTTATTTAATTAAAGCGTTAAATAAAATTAGAGCGGAGCGCGGTGATGACATTACTATTTTGCCTGAATTCAATACAATTAGCTTCGTTCGTCCATTTACTAAAAGCGTTACAGATAATGAGTTAGTTGATAGGGACTTAATTAATAGAGTCTATGATGAATTAAAAAAAATAATAGAACGAGAAAAAGAAAAAAAAGCAAAAAACACGGCTCAAGGTCTTCATAAAACATTGCATAAAAAAAGTAAAAGCTATAAAAAATCAAAAAGCTACAAAAAGCCAAAAAGCTACAAAAAACCAAAAAGCCAGAAAAAACCAAAAAGCCAGAAAAAACCAAAAAAAATAATACACTAAGAACCTAAGAACCTAAGAAGTTGAAAATAAGTTTTATTACTCAGTAACAATCGTTTTTTGACACCTAGGAAGTTTAACCTTGGTAAGCTTTTCAATATTAGCAATTTGCGCATTATTAGGTGCTTCTTTATTTGCTTCCCATCGCGCCAACATTTGTGGAGCTACTCCAATAAGTGCAGCAAATTGCTTCTGATTTTTTAATTGACTTAATCTGGCTTGAGAGATTAATTGTCCTAGTTGTTTAGGAGCATCCATAAATATTACTTCTGGAACACTAGCTTTCTTAAAAGTAACTTTTTTAGCATTATTATTTGATATAGCACTAGTAAATTTAATGCTATTCCAATCTTGATGTTGAATCATTATTTAGTTTATAAAATAACATTATAAAATTAAAACAATTCAATTTTATAATATATATTTTGTAGTTTATAATATATATTTTATAATATTAATATATACAACCAATATGGCAAGCAGATTTGCAAAGATGACACAAACAATTATTTTTATTATATTTGCGGTAGTGTTAAGTATAATATTATTAAGTTATTTCAATATTAGTATGACCTCTAATGACACATTAAAATTAAACAGATTTGCTGTTTATGAAGGATTTGAAGAGCAGCAAGAAAAAGAAAAGAAAAAAACTAATCTTATTATACAATAAATAGTATAAATAGTATAAATAGTATAATACTATAATACTATAATACTATAATATTATAATGCATATTTTCATAGTTATTGGTATATATTATTTTTAAAAATTGAAATATAAAACTATTATATTTTAATAATATAATATAATAGTTTAGTATGATTATTCCAGTAAAATGTTTCACTTGTGGTAAAGTATTAGGTAATAAATATAGATTTTATCAACGCGAAGTTCAAAAACGCAAAATAGATAAATCACTCGAACTTGACAAAGTAGTATATTTAACAAAAGATTATATGGACAAAACACCTGAAGGAGAAGTGCTTGACCTTCTTAATTTAAAAAAAAGTTGTTGTCGTAGACACATGATAACACATGTTGATATTGAATAATAATTTAAACAACCATTTAAGAAATACAATAAAGAATTAGCTAAGCAATTTTCTGTGCTATTTGTTCATAATAATCTTGTTTTTTTTTCTTTTTTCCATTTTCATCACATATTGCAATATTTAATTGCTCTGCTATTTTAATTAACTCATCAAGTTTATAGCTTGAAAATGCTTTTAATGGTTTTTCTATATTTTCAATATAAAAATAATTAGATAAATAACTTTGTAATTCTTCTTCACTGATTGAGCCATTTAGTAACTCTACATCAAAATTATTAAACTGCGCACTCATTTTTTCATTTGATAGTTGTAAGACTTTATAATTTTGTAAATTATAAACTTTTTCATCGTTATCGTTATTACTACATAAAACACAATACGTGTTATTGGTTCTTATAATTATTACATTAATTAAATGTAATATACATAAGGCATGAAATGTTTTAAAACTTATTTTTTCATTATTAGTTAAATCGTCTTCCACAAACGATTTACTTATTTTGAAATGTTTTAAACTATTTTTTTGACTTCGCAATTTTTCAACAACACCAAATTTAAAGTCTTTCATAACTTTAAAAGAATTAATATTTTCCAAATCACTATCAACAAAATTATTAATAATTTTGTAAAATAACCAAAATAATTTATCTTGAAAATTTTTATGATTAGTGATTTTAAAGGGTTCGTTGTATTTGCTATATTTTTTACTATAATTTATTTTAACTTTACTCATTGGAATATTGGGAGTAATTGACATATTATACTTTTTATTATAATTAGAATTACTAACATTAGTAGTAACATTAGTGCTAACATTAGTGCTAACATTAGTGCTAGGATTAACACTAAATTTTTTTAAATCATATAACATATAGTGTGCTAACTCGTCTAATTTAATAGGTGAGCACAATTCTTCTTTAGGGTGTAACATTACTTACACTATTACTAATGTTATCTTTATTATCTTTAAAATAAATTGTTTCCAAATCCTTTTTCAATTTTTCATCTTTATTAATATATGTTTCTTGTTTTTTAACGAAATTAATATAGTCTTGGATTTCATTATATGTAACTAGTGATATTTTATTAAGATTTACAAAAATTCCATTGTTATTTTCATTTAAATAAATAGAACTTGATTTTAATATTTTAGCTATTTCAATATGATGTATTTTATCTAACGGTTCAATAATTTTACACAATTTGTCTAAATCATTAGGATGTATGTTATTTTCTTGAATTGAAGCCATTATTGAAATAATATTTTAATAGTATGTCTTTAAATAGCTTTAAATAGTATTTAATAGTATAAAATAGTATAAAATTAATTTAATATGTTTAAGCAATATGTTTTTTAACTCTTATTCCAGTTCTTTTTGTTTTTAATTTAATTTTTTCGCCACCAACTGTTTGTTCTACATTAGAGTCAAAATTATCTTCCACTTCTAATCCATAATCGCCTTCTAATTCTTTTTTTAATGTACCATAGTTATTAATAGTAATTAATTCGGCAATTATACTAATAAATTTATCATTTAATTCATAACGCTGTCCCAATACTCTTACTTGCAACATATCATTTTCTTTAATTTGCGAAAATATTTCATTATTATAATGATGGTCACGTGCTATAAAAATAACATATGGACTAATATTGTCATCCGTTAATAATTCAGCACGCACGCCAACTTTTGTAATAGATTTTGCTACACAATTTAACATCATTGACTCCACCGGATTTGTAATCAAACATTCAAACACACATTCAAACACTAACTTATTTGAAAATAATTCTCCACCTGAATATGTTAACAATTTCACACTATTATTTTTAACATAACCATCTTTAATACATTTTCCTTCATTAAATTGTTTTAATTTAACCTCTAATGTGTTAAATAAATCAGAATTTACCTCATTATAATTTAACACTATTTTTTGGGTTAATAATGAACTTATATATATATGTAAATTGGTACTTGAAGTTTTACCAGTCAAATTTTTACTAGCCAAACTTTTACCAATTGAAGTTTTGTCTTTACTTTGTTTTAATGAATAGTTTTTATTTACTAATTTAGACATCTTGGTATATAATAATATTTTTATATTTAATATTTATTCAATTATATATATTAATAGTAAATTTTTATATATACAAAATAACAAAACAATTTAGCTAAAATTGTTAATTAATGCTTGAGTTAAGTTAAAAAACCAATGTTTTTCATCTTTTTTAATTAAATCATAATATCTAAAATAAATTTCCAAAGCATTACAAAAAGTAATTTGATTGTATTTTTTAAGTTTTTCAATAATAGAATTAGGAACTCCAATAGCAACAAACATTTTTTCGCTATGCGCTTTTCCTGCTTGACTACACCGTGCTCCTTTGTTTGAGCCGCTACGTATTTTAAAATATGTAATAAATTCTTTTTTGTTTTTTTCTGCTAATACTAAAAATCCGAGAGATTTTGCCAATGATGATGAAGCTAATTTTTTATTAGCAATAGTTTCAACAAAATCATCATAGTCTTCAGATTGTCCTAATGTTAATAGCATATTAGAACCACTAATATGAGGAGTTTTACTTTTTGTTATTATGTACAATGTATAATTTTTATATTCACTCTTTTCTGCTAATATTAGAGCTTTTAATTTATTATTAGCACTTATTATTAAATTTTCATTATAATAATATAACAGTTCTTTTTCAAAATCAGCCAATCCCGACAAATTATATCCATTATTTAATAAATAATTAACAAGTAAAATGGTTTTGTCATATGCAAGTTCATCTAACAAAATAGAAATTGCTAATTTTTGGGAAACAGTTGTATTTAATACATCATTATTTTGTAATAATTTAATAATAGTTCCATAACTTATAAATTTATTGTCAATGCTATTGCTAGCATTATTGTCTGGTACATTAATAATATAATTATAATTAGTTTCAAGTTCAACAATTAATAATTTTACATAGTTTATATTTTCAATTGTTAAATAATTGGCATCAAATATATCAAAGTTAATTTTTGTATTAACTGTGTTTGCCTTAGATTTTTTCGGCAATTCTTTAATTTTATGCGGTTGCTCAGGCTTTTCAATTTGCTCAGGCTTTTCAATTTGCTCAGGCTTTTCAATTTGCTCAGGCTGTTTAGCTATTTTATCACCAAATACATCAAATGTTTCCGGAAGAGCAAAGGGTATACCATCTGCTTTAACTTGTATTGGATTAGAACGTTCAAAAATAGTAGCATCATTATTTAATAATGATGGTTGGAAAATATAAAAGTTTTCCACATTAATTAATCTACCTAAAGTATTATATTTATCAGTTATATAAATATTTTCATTATTTACTAATTGATCCAATGCATTGTTAATATGATTTGTTGAATAATTGTTAAAACTAGTTAAATAACTAATAATATAATCTTTTGAGCAAAAAAATCTCTCTTTAAACAACTCTCTAACTAGTTTAATTATTGCCTCATTGTTTGTTTGTAAATAAGACTCATTATAAGAATAATTGTTTTCTTCAATGTCTTGTGTTAAACTCATTTTTGTTTTATATTCTTCTAAATCAGGTTTACATTTATAACTACATTCGGCCATATAGTCACATAATGGACTGTATGATTTATCACCAATATTATAAGTTATTGTAGAATTATTTGATAGTGTTATAGACAATGTTTTATTAAGTAGTTTTTCATCAAATTTTTGTTGCTCATAATTTAACATACAATCAATAGAATGTTCTTTTAATATTCTACTAATACTACCTATAACTTTTGCTTTTGCTTCTGCTTTTCTATAAATCAATAAGTCAACAGCTTCAACATTATTATTTAATAATGTGCCATGCATAAATATTTGCACATTTCGTTCATTCAGTGGCATATTTTTATGACTACATGTTCTTATTGCACGTCCAATAATTTGCTCTATTCTATTTATATTAAACCATGGCTCTAAAATATGAACTTGTCTTATAAATTTTAAATCAATGCCTTCACTGCCCGCAGCAGAAAGAAGAATAACCTTAACATTTGTACCATCACTGTTATTTGTATTAGTAGCTGCTTTTAAATCACCAACAACATCAGGAGATAAATTTTCATTGCCACTAATTATAATATATTTGGCTCCATTAAATTTTGTTCCAGGTGCTAATTCTGACTTTTTCTTATAACTAACAATATCTAATTCTTCGCTTTGAGGTGTTAAAAATAGTGATTTATTTGCTCCATATCTTGTAAATCCGAGAGATTCTAGTGTTAAAGCAATTGGAATTAGACCAGCATCAATAAATTGTGAATATATAATAACAGGACCCTTGCTATTAATAATAGCGTCTATTATTGATTTAATTTTGAAACTATATTTGCCAATACTATTAATATCAAAAATATTAGGACTAGCACTATTTTTATACACATAATTATGCCGTGATTTAGGAGCATATGTTTCTTGGTAATGCATAATATTATTTATGCCTGCTTTTCCAATCACTTCTTTAACAGAAATTAAATTATTTATTTCTTCCAAGTTAATATTTTCTAGTACTTGTGCAATATTATTTTCATAAGAGGCCATTTTTTCTTCAAAATAAGTTTCTAATTTACTGTTTGGAAACACAATATTTAATGCTTCTAATGGTTTTTGTAATAGTGTATATCCATAAGAATCCATATCATTTAGTTTGTCTTCATCAAATTTTGATATATTATTTTTTAACACAATGTTATATATAAATTCTTGATAAGGAGAGATATTAGTATTTATATATATATCAAATAGTTCTATTGATTGTGTTAATGGAGCCGCATTAATTTTTAATTGTGGGTATGGTTTATTTAAAATACTGTTTTGTGAAGAAAAATCATTTGGTAAAATTCTAAAAGGAAAGCTCAAAGGATTATCACCTTTTACATAACTAATATATCCAGTTATTTTTCGTTTAAATAACTCTAATCCCACTTCTTCTCCTTTAGCATTTACCAGAAAAGAACCATCACTATTAAATATATCTTTAATATCTACAATACTGCGCCTATCATTCATATTTAGTATATTAATCAAAAAAACAATTTCTTTATAATCATTAAACATTGGTGTTGCGGATAAAAACAACAATTTTAAATTATTTACATTTTTTACTAGCTTTAATAACTCGTTTGAAACCAATTTATTAGTATTATCTTTTGACTGCCTTATATTATGAAATTCATCAATTATTATTAGTCTGTTATCAAAAAACTTTTGCAGTCGTTCTGCTACTTTCTTTTTATGTAGGCTTTCAGACACAATTGCAACATTTGCAGAATTGGATTTTTTTATTATCAGATTTGCAAATTGTGTATAACCCATAAATAAGTAATAATTATTTATAATATTTGTCATGATTTTAACTACTTTTTCTCGTGTCAAGTTTTTATGTGTGCTATTAATTTCATCTAATATACTTTGCCCTGCACAATTATTAATAGTCCATATGTTATTTTTAAATTCCAGTTTTCGTTCATCAAATAATTGTAAATAGAAATTTTCTTGAACATTTGGAGAGGCTACTATTATAATGCGTTCGCTATAACCCATATATTTTAAATATTTTCTTGTTTCTTCTGCAACTCCTATTGCTGAGCAAGTTTTGCCTGTTCCAAGTCCATGATAAAGTAATAGTCCATTATAAGGTGTGTTTATTGACAAAAAATTCTTAATAAATTTTTGGTGCGGTGCTAGTTCAAAATCTTTATCACATATTTCATTACTTAATTTTTCAAAATCAGAATCTAAATTTACTCTTAGTTTATTTTCAGCAAACTCTTGTTTGTTTGCTATTTTAATATTAAAAAATTCATCATCCAAATGAGGATACAAATATTTATAATTTTTATCAAATGACTCATTTAATTCTTTCATATTTAATAATTCAAGTGCATTCAAAAAGTGTTTTGTGTCAGTTTTTGTTTTAACATTTTTTTCTAGAGCTTCTAATTCACTTTTATCTAGCGTTACTTTGTTTATATTTTCCTTGAACATTTGTGATAACTTTAAGTTATTAGTATTGTCAACTGGTGGCCTAGTATAACTAGATGATTCATCTTCTTCATCTTCATCATCACTAGCTTCATCTTCATCTTCTTCGCCATTAGCTTCTTCTTCTACAGAACTAGTTTCTTCGCCATTAGCGTCTTCTTCCTCACTAGCTTCATCTTCGTCTTCTTCCTCACTAGCTTCATCTTCTTCCTCTTCATCTTCTTCGCCATTAGCTTCTTCATTACCTGATGCTTCACCAAGCGTTTCTAAGTCATCTGGCTCTTCTATACTTAGTTGTTGCGACGGTTCCGTCATTATATATATAATCTATATGTTTTTAATAATTTATTTAAATCATTTATTATATTAGTTTTTTCATAGTTATAATCTCTAATATAACTATATACATCATCAATAGGAACCCATTTTATTTCGCTAATTTCATTTATTTGAAAATTGTTTATAGGAATAATAGCATTATTAATAATACCAACAAAATATTTGTGCTTGTAAGATTTATAATTTGAACCAGTAAAAATTTCTTCAAATGGTACAATATTATTAAAAATGTCAATATCACTTTTTTTATATCCTGTTTCTTCTTCAAATTCACGCAATCCACATACAATATCTTTTTCGTGATAGTTACGACGCCCTTTTGGAAACCCCCATTCAGGTTCATCATACTTTTTATCACATAAATCAACTAAATCTTTTAAAGTGTAACTTTCTAAAATATTCACAAAACCACATTTCAATTTATTAAATTTTATTTTTGATAACTTTTCTTCGTTTCTATATAAATTATTTGTATTATAATTCCATAAATAATTCCATATTGTAGCAAAATCATTTTCTAATAAGAACATTCTCTCATTTATGCTCATATTATTTAATAAATTTAAAATATAATTTTTATCTTCCATAATATATTTACCCCTCATAAAGTCTATAAATGCTAAACTGTCTTTTCGCTTTATTATTAATAGTTCAATAACATTTTCAAAATGTTTTAAAGTAGCATTAAACTTTTTAACAATTCGTAATGGAATAATTCCAATACTTGTTATAGGAACACGACAATTATGGAATAAATGCCCTAACTTACCACAATTGTTGCAAAATACTTGTTTCTTAATACTCATAATTAGCGTTAATAGTTAGTTAAACTATTAACGTGTTATTGTTTTATATTTATTTAAAATAGACATTTAAATCGGATTTTAAAATATAATAACATAAATAACATAAATAACATATATATAAAATGGATTTAAAAGAACTACGAAGTTATAGAATTCAATTTGAGCAACCATTTTATAATTCAACAGGGTTAGGTATATCATTATTTGATTTATTTATGACATTTTTTATTGCTTATTTAATTGAACCATTTATAAGAGTATATACTAGACTAAATAGACAAGCATATTATTTAATATTATTACCATTGGGAGTATTTAGTCATATATTAACAAATCAACATACATTCTTAAATGGTAAACTATTTGATAGTTCAATTAATTTATATAAAGTTATAATACTAGTTATAGTAATAAAATTAATATATGAATTAGGCAAGAGTTTTTATGTTAAAAATACGCATTAGTTTTATTAGTGTTAGTTATAAGTTATGCCTACTAATTTAAACAATAATGTACTAAATCCTACAATATGGGGTCCTCATTATTGGTTTGTATTATATACAATTGCACTCAGCTATCCTAATAATAGCAATGATTCAACAAAAAAGAAATATTATGACTTTATAACAAACTTACCTTTATTTTTACCAATTAGTGATATTGGAAATGTATTTAGCCGATTTTTAGATGCTTATCCTGTTACACCATACTTAGACTCCCGCGAGTCATTTGTAAAATGGGTTCATTTTATACATAATAAAATAAACACTTATTTAGGAAAACCCGAAATAACATATTACGAAGCAATGAATAAATATTATGAAAACTATAAATTGCAAGAACTAAAGAAAAATGACGACCGTAAAAATAAACAAAAATACATTTTTGGAAGCTTGGTAGTGTTATTAATATTAGTAATAATTGCAATAACTATTAAATATTAATATAATTATTATATTTATTATATTTAATTAACTATAATAAATAACATTAGCTATGAAATTAGAATTGCTTATATTAACTATAACAGGTTTTGTATTGTTAAATACATATTTTGAAGGTAAATTAATACAAAAACTTAAAAGTTACGAAAAATATTATAAAATGGGATTAATTGCTTTTGTTGGATTATGCATATATTTATTTATTAAAAAAAATCCCGCAAATTATAAAGACTTTGTTCATAATACAAATGGGTATATTAAATATTTACCAATAGATAGAAATACAGCAAGCTTTATAACTCCTATTATTGATTTTACATCTAAATCAATAAGTAATGAATTAAACAGCAATTATAATTTAAGTAATGGAACAAATATTAGAGAGTCTCAAAATTTACATAGGTCAATTAATACTAATTTGACAAAACAGCAACAAAAAATATTACAATCAGGAAATACTTCAACAAAACGAAGCGTGAGCGAAACAAAAAAGAAATATGTGGCAGCATCACAAAATTGGCATTGTAAAGACTGCCAAAAACAATTACCAGCATGGTTTGAAGTAGACCATGTTATTAAACTAGAATATGGTGGCTCAAACTCTATTACTAATTTAGTAGCTTTGTGTAGAGATTGTCATGGCAAAAAAACAGCATTTGAAAACTTATAATCAAAACTTATAATATTGTTTTTAACAAACTTAGTAATTTATATTACTAATTTATATTATTAATATTATTTAATATGGCACAAATATTAAAAACAAGTTATAGCTTGGTTAGTACCATTTCAGATAAAACAGTGGCATTTCTTAAAAATAGTCTAAATATTTTTCTTGATACAATAGTTAACGGAATAAAATTTAAAAAAAATGAAACAGGTAATTATGTATATTATTACTATAAATACATAACTGTTATATTAATAGCTCTAGTATTTGGACTGCTATATTATTTAAATACTTATCAAAATTTATTTGGAATAAAAAATACACAATATGAAATATTAGGAGCTCTAATATTATTAGGTATTGGAATCTTTTATTTTCTTTTTTTAGTATTTAGAAATAATAACAATAGCACAATTTTTGAAGATGATAGATTAAAACTATACAATAACGCACCAAAGAATTTAAGTTCTAATAGTTATTATGATACAGATTATAATGTAGATAACAATAGAATCAAAGACACATATACAAAACCATTATTAACGTTGTTTATGTATATTGGGTTATTATTTTTTATATTAATAAGTGTATTATATATTGTTAATTATATATTGTATTCACAAAAAAATAGTAATTCATTTAGTATTACGCAATCAATTATAAGTTTAACAATTGTAGTTGTTATATTAGCAATTATTGCCGCAATTTTTTCAATAAAGTCATCAAATGCAAGTGAAGATTGCATTAATGAAGAAACGAGTTCGCTAATGTATAATTACACTTGTATTATTAAAAAAGTAATTTTTTTCATACCTTGTTTATTGGTTATTGCTATTGATGAATTAAATAAAGATATTAAATTAACACCAAACGCTGTATATTTATTACTTTTTATTTTACTATTTCTTATAACATTATTATTTATTGTACCATTCTTATTTAATTATTCTAGAACATTAAACAAGAGCAGTTTATTAAAAGGAACAGGACCCTACTATTTAAACGAAATGAAAGTTATTGGTATTTATCAAAATCTTAATAAAAATGTTAATGCTACTGTGGATGTTCCAGTACCAAAAAATGATGTTGAAACCATTAGTCATATAAAAAATCCCATTGATGCTTTGTTGAACAATTTAAATTTAAATAAAAAAGAAACAACAATATTTAGTACATCCGAATCTGACAGTTCAAAACTAATTAGTCCTGAAAGTAAAGAAGTAACCAAACAAACACAAGAAAATACTAGTGATACAAAAGGTTACAATTTTAAATTATTTAAAAATGATTATAACGGTGTTTACAATATAAAAACAAGTTTTTATGACCCACCCACAGTTGTTAAAAAATTTCCATATAATTATTCATACAGTATAAGTTTTTTTGTGTATATTAATCCACAACCCGTAAATACATCAGTTGCTTATAATAAAGATACTGAAATATTTAATTATGCATATAAACCAGTAATATATTATAATGGAAAAACACAATCTATTATTATTAAATCTAGGACATTAAATAATAAAGGAGACCAATTAGATACTATATATGAAGGAAAAAATATAAAACATCAAAAATGGGTGTTTTTTGTTATTAATTATGATAATAATAATATTGATATTTTTATAGATGGTAAATTGGTTGGTTCAAAAAAAGACGTAACCCCATATTTTAAAGGCGACAAAGTAACAATAGGAGAAAATGAGGGAATACATGGAAGTATAAAAGAAATAAGCTATTATGATAGTATTAAAACTCCTCAAACAATTGAGCTATTATATAATTTATCGGGAAACAAATAAAACAAAAACCAACAATGTTTAGTTACTATTTTATATTTAAATATTTTAATATAATATTAATATTTTAATATATTAATATTTTAATATGGGAGTATTTAATATTATTATTGTTGTAATTTTGATTATTGTGGTAATATGGGGACTTCGCAATTTGTTTTTTAAAACAAACATAATTTATGATGCTATGTGCGATGCAGCAGCTCCAGTATCATTGCAAAATACAGTTACTTCAATGTTTGTATCAAATAGCAATGTAATAATGGCAAAAGATATACCAGAAAATAATTCATCTAATTTTACACTAAGTGTTTGGTTTTATATAGATAATTGGGGAAATAACATATCAAATGAGAAAAATGTATTGTATATGTCGGTGGATTCAAGTGCTCCAACATTACCAGAACTATCTTCGGTACTAACCGGTCTAAGTACTAAAGTAGAAAAAGATATTGGTATAAATCAACTTAAACCTAAAAATATTAACATTGCTTTAGATAAATATGAAAATAATTTATTAATTGATATTGAAACATATTTAGACAAAAATTCTGGGTCTAATTCTAGTAGCGCGAATGCCAATAAAAGAAATTATACAAGATATAAAATACCAAACATTCCTGTTCAAAAATGGAACAACTTAACATTAAGTGTTGATGCAAGAACATTAGATGTGTATTTAGATGGAAAATTGCGGAACTCATTTATAATGCATGGATTATATAAAAATTATTACAGTACAAGTGAGAAAAAAAATATATATATAGGAAATATGTCTCAAGGCACTAATGCTTCAAATAATAACGGTACAAATAGCGGATTTGAAGGCTATATTACACGAATTCGTTATGAAAATGATTCTATAAATCCACAAGAAGCATACAATATTTATAAAGAAGGAATTGATAAATCATTAGCAAAATCATTATTTAATAAATATAGATTAAAAGTAAGCTTTTTAGAGTATAATAAAGAAAAAGGCAGTATTTCAATATAAATTATATAATTTATATAATATTAATATATATAATTTTATATATTAATATTATGAATCCTCCGGAAAGTATATTTACTAATATTAAAAAAAATATAGACGCAGTAATTCCATATAGTGCTGAAGCTAGGTTAAAATCAACAAATGACTTCTTATCATCAAATACAATGATAGCAAAATTTACATTTTTATTAGCAATAGTAGTACTTTTTTCGTTCTTATTTTATATTGGAAGTAAACTATTATATTATTTTTTTTCACCATCGGAAACGCCTTTTTTAATATATGGATTAAAAGATGGAACTGAAGGTGTAACTATTACACAGTCTTTAGGCGAAAGAGCATCAATCCCCATTTTGCGCAGTAGAGATGAATATGAAGGAATAGAATTTACTTATTCATTTTGGATGAATGTTAGTGATACAGATTACAAAGAATCAATAGATTTTAAACACGTATTTAATAAGGGGTCTTCTCCAAATTCACAAGGAGAAGGAGGTTCAGGATTATTTGGACCAAACAATTCTCCCGGTGTATATTTATATAATGGAAAAAAAAATATGAGTGATGATTTACTAGATAAATTCCCTCTTTTAGGTATGTTAGTTAGAATAAATGTTTTTCATAATAATGAAAATAACAATAATTCTTATTATGATGATATATATGTGGACGGTATTCCTATAAAAAAATGGGTATGTGTAGTAATTAGAGTAACATCGCAAAATATTGTTGATATTTATATTAATGGTAATTTAACAAAGCGGCATAAATTATCAAATATTATTAAGCAAAATTATGATAATTTATATGTAAATTATAATGGAGGATTTGACGGTGCTATTTCCAATTTAAAATATTATAATTATGCTATAGGAACTTTTGAAATTAACTCAATTCTGTATAAAGGTCCTAATCTTACAACAAGTAAAAAAAGTAATCTCAAAGATACAAAAGCCGATTATTTATCCTCAAATTGGTATTTTAATAATACGGATATAATATCATAAATAGTAATATAATTATATATATAAGATTATATAAGATATATAAGATTATATAATCTTATATATGATTAACTAAAAAATTATTATATAATAATATATAAGATTAATTATGATTAACTAAAAAATAATTATATAATAATATAATTAATATATAATTTTTTATGTCGCTACAATTAACTGCTTCACAAAATAATTATATTATTTTAACACAAAATAAGATAATGACTGCACATCAGGGTGTAAAAATATTTATAAAAACACGGGTTGTTACGCCCCAAAAGAGTGCAGAACTATATAGTCGCTTATATAATTCGCCCAATTATACTAATAATATAATATTAAATTACAAATTTAGTAATGCTTATAATTGTTTATTAACAATAAATAATATTAAAAATAACATTAAATTTCTTTTTACTGATAGTACTAATAAAAAAAATGGCAAAATATTATTTGTTAAAAATAATAATGTAGCTAACTACAAGTTAAATAATAATTATTTAATATTTGCAACAAATAATGAGGTTACAAGGTCAGATTCTAAAAATTTAACGTTTCACTTAAATTATTATTTTAATAATGTTATAATAAATAATAACATTTTTAATAATTTTAATACTATTAGTGGAACAACTAATTATAATTATGATTATTATAAACTAAATGTAAAAGACTATATATTGAGAGATTATAGCTATAATTTTTTTGTTTCTAGTATAGGTAATGATATATGTTATAATAAATTAAACTTTAAAATAAGTGCTATATCAGAAGATTATTCTTCTAATCTTTATATAGATGTTTGTTCAAACAATTTTAATAGACTTTTTGATATTTCTAATATATCAAATTTGGTAAAATACAATAATAACACTACTCCTTACCCTATATATAACAATATATACAATAAATATTATGTTTATAATAAAAACATAAAATATGATGTTATTCTAACTTGTAGCGGCAACACATTAACAATAAGTTTTGACACTTTTTTGATTAAGACAAATACTTTTGAAATAGCAAAAAACGCACAAAGCAAAATTATGTTTGATACCAATAATACTATATATTTTTTAAATGTGCAAGTTTCTACACCATCAAAACCAATTGTTGAAAAATTAACCAAACCACATATTGTTTATTTATCACTTGGAAATTTTAGAACTGGTCTTGTTCAAAGTGATATATATAATCATATAGCTTTAACACCTAATATGGAAAAAGTATATTTTAAGGAAAACATAACTGCAAATGTTATTAAAAACCCAATTAATGTAGCAAAAAAATATTCTACACTTATACCATACTTAGCTAACCACTATTTATATGATATTGAGTTGTCAGCAAATATACTTTTAAAAAGTGTTACTATTAATACTATTTATACAAGTATAAATAAAATTTTTACTGTTAATTTTAGTAATTTTTTTGACCTCTCAAATTTAAGAAATTATTATAATAATTTCAATAATCTTGCTTTTATTACTACTATAAGCAATAATATTATTAGACCTGTTGTTAATTATTTTGATAGTTCTAATAATTACAATATCAATTCAATTAGTTTTGATATAGTAAGCGTAACAAGTGCTAACTTATATACTAGAAATTCTACCGCTCAAACACTGCTAAACTCATATTACACTTTAATTAAACCTGCTCTTTTAGATGTAAGATTTAATTATGATAGTTATTTTTATACAAACTTTACTTTTAATATTCTTTATAATTATCCAACTAAATATGAAATAATCAACACTTATGTTATAAATTTTGGGTGTTTAATTTATACAACACCAGCTCGTGATTTTACAGATGTAGAGTGTATATATATATATCACAATCCAGAAACAGATCCAAATCCTCTTTATAGATATCCGTATAATAATATTGAAATTATTAGAGATCCAAGTAATATTGATACGTTGGCAAAAGCAATTGAGCTTTTACCAGGAGCAAGTAGTTCAACATCAAACAGTATAATTATTCCTGAGAAAAATGGGAGTAATTTATCACGAAAAATGATACAAGGGCTTATTGGATTAAACAATATTCCAAAATTATTATCAATTAAACCATATGATGAAAATGTTATTGTTGGTCGTGGTTTTGTTAATCAATATCAAATAGATAATACGTGTATAACCACAACAGAAGACATAATAAAAAATAAAATTAATGCTAACAAACATAGTTCAGCAAAAGATAGTCGAACTTTTACAACCAATAAATTAGGAAAACAAAATTTTGCTAATTTAGTTAGGTCAAATAGACGAAATAGACTATCGCAACAATGTATAGAAGATTTAAGAGAAGACGTACGCAACAACACCCCTTTAGCAACACAGGTCAATTATACTAATATTGTTCCTTATACACCGCGTTTTAAAATATTTAAAACAGGACAAGGTCATTATTTATAATATAATAAACAAATAAACAAACAATTATGTTATAATATAATAAACAAACAGTTATAATATAAATATAAAAATTTTGTTTATTATATTATATTATGTGTGGAATTACACTTATATATTCTAAAAAAACAGAAAATGTACTAAAACATATTTTTAATAGCTTAGAATTAATACAAAATAGAGGCTATGATTCAATTGGAATTTGTTACTATAATGCTAGTAACACTAAATATGAAATAATAAAAAAAGCATCAACAGCAAAACAAGATTGTTTTGAGTTAGTTCAGTTGTTATTTGAAACAAATAACTTAGAAGAGCGAGTAAAGTACAAACAAGACTTATTTTCTAGAATAGTAATTGGACACACACGATGGGCAACTCATGGCGGAAAGACAGACTATAATGCTCACCCTCATGTATCACAAGATAAACAAATTATATTAGTTCATAATGGTATAATAAATAATTTTATGGTCATAAAAGAGTTTTTACAATCGAAAAACTATAATTTTTACAGCGATACAGATAGCGAAGTTATTGCTAATTTAATAGAATATTATATTATAGTTATGGAATGTAATATTGAAGAAGCACTAAAAAAGTCGCTAAATCAATTAGAAGGAACATGGGCTCTTGTAATTATTTATACTAAACAATTGGATACATATTATGTAACAAGAAAGGGGTCACCATTATTATTAGGTTATAATAATGATTTTATAATATGCACATCAGAAACAAATGGTTTTGCGGGCTTAATAAGTGAATATATTCCATTGAAGGATAATAATATTATTAAAATAAGTAATTCTAATTATACTATTATAAATAAAGTAGACGAAGAAAACAAATTAAATGATATTAATAATTTTAATAATTTTAATAATTGTAATAATTTTAATAATTTTAATAATTGTAATAATTTTAATAATTATACTATAAAAAAAGTATGTTATGACACTATAATTGAAAACAAAGGATTATATAGTCATTGGATGATTAAAGAAATAATGGAACAACCAGAGACTATACAAAAAGCATATAATTATGGTGGCCGTATAAATAATAATATTATAAAATTGGGAGGATTAGATAATATAAGTAATATTATAAAGTATATAGAATTTATTTATGTGATTGGTTGTGGAACCAGTTATAATGCGGCATTAGTGGGCGAATTATATTTAAATGAAATTAAACATTTTATATGTGTTAAAAGTATTAATGCGTGTGAATTTAATGAAAATACTTTACCTAATATTAAAAATTATTCTACCACACTATGCGTTTTTTTATCACAGTCAGGCGAAACAATGGATGTATATAATTGTTTGAAAATTTGTAAGGCTAAGAAGTGCGTAACCTTGGGTATAATAAATAAAGTTGACTCATTAATAGCGCGTGAAGTGGATTGTGGTATATATATAAATGCAGGAACAGAAATCAGTGTTGCTTCAACAAAATCATTTACAAGCATGTTAATAGTACTAAGCTTACTTAGTATGTGGTTTGTCAATAATGATTATTATAATAATATTAAAAAATTAGATGCTATAAGAATGCTTCCAAATAGCATTAGGCAACATTTATATGATATAACTTTTATGAATAAAATTTATGTCTTGAAAGATTTTATTATTAACAATTCTATAACTAGTATATTTATATTAGGTAAAGACAAATTGTATCCAATAGCATGTGAAGGCGCTTTAAAGATTAAAGAAGTGTGCTATATTCATTGCGAAAGTTTTAGTGCTAGTTCATTAAAACATGGACCATTTGCTTTATTAGACTCAAATAACTTAACCTTATTATTAATAGATGCTAATAACACTAAAGATTATAACAACTTAAAATCTACTTATTATGAAATAATGGGTCGCGAAACAAATATATTTATTATAACAAATTCTCAAAATGTAATAGATGAATTAAAATTAAAACAAGACAAATATATTTTATTAACAAATCTGGACTATTATAATGAAATTTTATACATTATTACTTTGCAAAAATTGGCATATGAAATATCAATTAGTAAAAATATTAATCCAGATAAACCACGTAATTTGGCAAAAGTAGTTTCTGTCGAATAATTATAATAGTATAGTTAGTATAGTTAGTATAGTTAGTATAGTTATTATTTAAAGTTATTATTTAATAACCATCTAGGCTTTACATTTCTTCTTATAATACTATTATATTTATACGGATCTATAGTTGATTTCAAAGCCAAATTTTGTGTATAATAAATGCTACTGGATTCATTAATTAATGTTTTGAATGTATGTATGTTTATAATAAACTCATTTTGTTTTATAGAAGTTACTTTATTACTACCACTTTCTTCTGCATTAGTATGATTTATAATACTATAAGTTAGATAGTTTATACTATCTAAGTTATCATTTAATTGTTTATTAATGTAAGAAAGAGGTTCTCTAGAACTAATTATTCGATCGGGATTATCATACAAATGAATTATATTTGTAGAATTTATAGGGTAAAATTGACTCCTATTAATTATTAATGAATTTTGTATTGCTCTATCATTTAAAGCATTATCTTCTAAACCCCATCCCCAATTATTAGGAAAACCATTACATTTTTCAAAATCACCACCATTAATTGAAAAAATACCCCCTAAAGCAAATTCAAAACCGTAAAAATGTTTAACAACTCCAGGCACAGTTACATAATTAAATGTATTTTTTACTGCAGGCAAAATATCAATATCATTAAATACAAACGTTATATTTTTATAATCATTTGGATATTTTTCTTTCATACTTAAAAAACCAATATTTTTTGTTGCACCACGATTAAATTTTCTATTATCAGTTTGATGACTATAATATATTTCATAATCATCTGTTGGAATGTCTTCCATAATATACTTCATATATATAGAAAAATGCTGCTTTTGTTTTTCACGATCCCTATATGGAACAATAAAAATCAATTTTGGAATAGTCGTCATTTTATTATATAATTTATATAATAAAATTATATAAAAAATTGAACCATTTATTATAAATTTAAAGACTATTAACTAACTAATTTATTAAATAGTTTATAATTAATATGACAACCTTTAAATGTTTCAAATGTTATGATTATAATGTGTTAGAAGAAAACACTAAAGGAAATCACTATAAAGATAATAAAAAATTTATTATTCAAGCATTTGGAATAAACTCATCTAACAAAACAGCATCAATATTTATAGAAAATTTTTATCCGTTTTTCTACATAATGGTGAATGAAGATTGGAATGACCAACGAAAAAATGAATTTATGGGACATATAAAAACATTAGTTGGAAATTATTATGAAGATTCTATTGTTGAATGTATACTTGTAAAAAGACATAAATTGTACGGATTTGATAATAAAAAGTTACATAATTTCATTAAAATTTCATTTACTAATAGTGGAGCCTATAACAAATTAAAAAAAATATTTTATGATGATAAAACCAGTAAATCGGGTCAATTTGAAAGAACATTAAAGACGGATGGATATAAATATGTTGATGACATTGGGACAACACATTGTTATTTATATGAAGCAGATATTCCGCCATTGTTAAAATTCTTTCATGAAAAACAAATTAGCCCAAGTGGATGGATTAAGATGCCTTCAAATAAAGTACAAACCATTAATAATAAAACAACAAATTGCTCTTATGAATATCATATTAATTATGAAGATATTTATCCTTATAAAGAAAAAGAGAGTTTGGTAAAATATAATATATGCAGTTTTGATATTGAAGCAAGTAGTAGTCATGGCGATTTTCCTATTCCAATTAAAAATTATAAAAAATTAGCAACAAATATTCTTGAAAACTACAATTCAAGTTCTGAAAATTTTAAAGACAATTATGATTTTAACAACTTAAAGAACGAAATATTAAATGCCTTCAGTTTAGCACAAGAAAAGTTAAGTTATATAGAAAAAGTATATCCCAAAAACTCTTCTATTACATTAGATGAAATGGAAATATTAATAGATAAATTAACAAACTATAGTCCATCAAAGTTTAATTCCACATTAAATAGTGATGACATTTTGGAATGCAGTGACTCTGAAACAGAATTAGAAGATGAAAGTGAAACTGAAACAGAAACTGAAACTGAAGCTGAAGCTGAAGTTGGAGCAGAAATAATGTATAACAAACGTAAATCTAAACCTAAACCTAAAATAAAAGCGTATAAAAAAGATGCGACGCTATTAGAATTGATTAAAGATAGTTCTTGTGATTATGCCACAAAGTTGGTAAAACTTACAGAAGCATTTAGTAACACTAATTTTCCACAATTAGAAGGTGATATAATTACGTTTATTGGTTTAAGTTTTATCAATTATACAGAATCTAAACCATATAAGCGTGTTATTATTGTAAAAGGTGGTTGCAAAATTCCAGATAAGTATTTATTGTGGGCACAAGAAAATAGCGTTATTGTATTAGAACGCGCAAGTGAAAAAGAAGTATTATTAACATTTACAAAAATCATTAATAGTGAAAATCCACATATTATTACAGGTTATAATATTACAGGTTTTGATTTTGAATTTATGTATAAACGGTCAAAAGAGCTCAACTGTGTTAATGAATTTCTTAAACTTTCGCGAAATAAAAATGAAATATGTATTTCAAATGATTGGCGGTCTGAATATAGAGATAAGTTGGCTAAAGCTAGCGATAGCGACCGTCAGAAAAAAGATTATAAAGACATTGAAACAAATAAAATTGTATTAGCCAGTGGTGAATATAATTTAAAATTTATAAAAATGCCCGGGCGCATTATTATAGATATGTGTGTTATTTTTCGCAAAGAGTTTACATTAAGTTCTAATAAATTAGACTTTACATCAAGCTATTTTATTAGTGACTCTATTAGTAAAATTACGCTACTTGAAGAAACTAACACTACTAAAATATATAGTAAAAATCTTACAGGCATCAGTGTGGGAAGTTTTATAAAGTTTGACGAACAAGGGTTCAGTAATAATTTATATAAAAAAGGAAAAAAATTTGAAATTATTGAAATTAATAAAGACGAACAATGGTTTGTAATTGAAGGACTAGAAGAACTGGATTTGGCCAATTACAAATATAACTGGGGATTAGCAAAAGATGACGTGTCTCCACAAGAAATATTTGCTCTTGCTAACGGTTCTGATTATGATAGATGGACTGTTGGTAAATATTGTCTTGCGGATTGCGACAATGTTATTTGGTTATTATTGAAAGTAGACGTAATTACAGACAAAGTAGAAATGTCTAATTTATGTGATGTTCCGCTTAGTTATTTACTATTACGAGGTCAAGGAATTAAACTGCAAAGTTATGTTTCTAAAAAATGCGGCGAAAAAAACACTCTTATGCCAGTTGTAAATAAACAAAAAACAGGCGGAGGTTATGAGGGTGCTCATGTTTTCACACCAAAAACAGGAATTTATTTAGATGAACCGGTTGCATGTGTTGATTATAGTTCTCTTTATCCTTCTTCTATTATTTCTGAAAATTTGTCACACGACTCAAAAGTATGGACAAAAGAATATGATTTAGACAATAATCTAATTAGTGAAACAGGTGAAAAATTTGAAAACGGCGACTTTATGTATGATAATTTGTATGACTTGGGTTATAAATATATTGATGTGAAATATGATACATATAAATATATGCGACCTAGTCCAAAAGCAGCTGAGAAAAAAGTAATTATTGGTTATAAAATTTGCAGATTTGCCCAGTTTCCCGATAAAGATGGCAAAGCCATTATGCCTGCTATTTTAGAAGAGTTGTTAGCGGCACGAAAAGCAACCCGAAAACTGATTTTATTAGAAAAAGATGAGTTTATGAAAAATGTGCTAGACAAACGACAACTAAGTATTAAAGTGACAGCAAATTCTTTATATGGTCAAATGGGTGCAATTACAAGTGCGTTTTATGAAGGAGATGTTGCTGCATCAACTACTGCAATCGGTCGTAAATTATTGTTTTATGGAAGGGCAATTATTGAAGAATGTTATAATGATGTATTAGTAACATTGGACGATGGTTCAATTGTAAAGGCAAAAGCAGAATGTGTATATGGTGATACAGATTCAGTGTTTTTCAAATTTAATTTGCGCGATCCAAATAGCAATGAAAAAATTATAAATAATCAAGCACTTATTTATACTATTGAATTAGCAAAAAAAGCGGGAAATTTGGCAAGTCAGTTTCTTAAAAAACCACATGATTTAGAATATGAAAAAACATTTTGGCCATGGATATTATTATCCAAAAAGCGTTATGTAGGTATACTATATGAAGAAAATATAGAAAAAGGTAAACTAAAATATATGGGTATTGTACTTAAACGCAGAGACAATGCTCCTATTGTAAAAGACATATATGGTACTATTGTAAATATTATTATGAAAGAAAAAAGCATTGCTAAATCAATAAAATTTCTACATGAAAGTCTTGAAAAATTAGTTGCTGGTCAATATCCAATAGAAAAATTATTAGTCACAAAATCTTTACGAAGCTACTATAAAAATCCTAAACAAATAGCACATAAAGTATTAGCAGAGCGAATTGGTCTACGAGATAGCGGCAATAAACCAAGTTCAGGTGATAGAATGTATTATGCATATATTGTAAATGCTAATAAAAAAGCACTTCAAGGCGAAAAAATAGAAACGCCCGATTTTATTATGCAAAATAATTTGAAATTAGACTATGCTCATTATATTAGTAATCAAATTATGAAACCATTATTGCAACTTTATGCGTTAAATTTAGAAAAAATGACTGAGTTTAAAAAAAAACGAGGTGTTACATTACAATCGTGGTTTAATGAAATCGCTAAATTGCAAAGTAAATGGACAGAACAAGAGAAATTTGAGAAAAAATTGGACGAATTAAAATGTAAAGAAATTAAAAGTTTATTGTTTGATAGTTATTTGAAAGAATGCAAATAATATAGCAATATAGCAATATAGCAACATAGCAATATAGCAATATATTATATATTATATTATTATATTATATATAATATATATAAGGTAATATATATGGTTAATAAATTAACACATAAGTTAATTTCAAATTTTTCACATAAATTTAATAAAAATAAAACAAATAAAATTATTAAAAATATTAATACAAAAACAGATTTGAAAAATGTGTTATTAAAAAGCGATTATGTTCAAGATAAAAAAAAGACTTTTACAAATATAATTGATGTTCAATCAAAAATTAGTGACCAAAAACAGAGTGGTCGTTGTTGGATTTTTGCATTTTTAAATATTATTCGTTACAAAATGATAAAAAAGTATAAGTTAGCACCCGATTTTGAGTTTTCGCAAAATTATTTGTTTTTTTTTGACAAATTAGAAAAAGCTAATTATTATCTTAGTTATATAATTGACACTTATGACGTGAATATAGAAACAATACTATCAAATGAAAAAGTAGTTAAATTGGTACACACATTGGACAATCTAACTGACGATGGTGGTCGTTGGAATGTATTTGTTAATTTAATTGAAAAATATGGAATTATTCCTAAAACAAATATGGATGATAATTTTCATAGTATGAACTCGGAAGAGCTTAAAAATTTTTATAATGACTTTTTACGCAAATGTTCTCATAAAATAAAAACCACACCTAAAAATGAGTTAATCAAAAACAGAGCTACACTATTAAATACTATGTTATCAGAATGCTATAAAATTTTGGTTATATTTTTAGGAGAACCTCCCACTAAAATAACATGGGAATATTACGAAGACTCTAAAGACTCTAAAAATAAGACTAATAGAGCTAAAATTATTAGAAATATTAGTCCACTTGACTTTTATAAAAAATATGTTCCTTATTGTGCTAAGAATAAAATATGTTTAATAAATTACCCATGTAAAGAAGCACCTTTTTTTAAACAATATGATGTTGAAATGTCATTTGATGTTTTAGGAGAAAAAAGACGTGGTTTAATAAATGTGCCAATAGACTATTTAATTGATGCCACAAAAAAATCAATAGATAATCAGGAAGCGGTTTGGGTAGGTCTTGACATTGACAAATATATTTCACATAAAAATAGTGTTATGGATGCACAAGCATTTGATTATGATTCTATTTTTGGATTTAATAATGCAATGAATAAATGCGATTCATTAAATTATAGACAAACAGCACCTGTTCATGCTATGGTAATAAAAGGTTATAACTTTAATAACTCTAAAACTAATGGATTTCTTGTTGAAAATTCTTGGGGTGATAAAATGTATGAAAAAGATGACTCTGTTGACTATGATGGTAACTATTACATGTCTGAGTCATGGTTCAAAGATTTCACCTTTCAAATAGTAATAGATAAAAAATATGCACCGAAAAAAGTATTATCACTAATAAATCAAAAACCAATACTATTACCTTATTGGAGTCCATTTAGTGCATTATTAAGACGAAAATCTAATTATAAATATGATTGATTAACTATACTATGGGTTGGAATTTATAAGTATAAATTGGTATTTATAAGTATTAATTTTTATATAAAAATTACTACTTAGTTATAATATTATAATAAAAATTTGTAATGAATAATTTATTAAAAGCTATTGATATATTGCATTTACATTTGAACAATACTATTAATAACAAAGAACAATCTTCTGTTATTTTATCCGAAAAAAATAACAATTTAAACGCACTATTTGGTTATTATAATTCAAATAAATGTGTATTATGTTGTAATACACATAGTAAAGACTGCAAAACTTCTAACCATTTTTGCCAAATATATAATTTACAAAAAAAATCTAGTTATTGTAAATCATGCAACAATAATAAGAACTATTTAAAAAATTTACACAAAATAGCATACGCAAAAAAAAATACTAGTAATACATTATGTATTGACTTGCGAAAAAAATTTGAAAAAATTAATAAATTAGAAGAGTTATATAATACAGAAACAACAAACTATAAAAATTTTAAAGAGTCATTGAAAATCGATCCAATTATGTATGCTGAAGCACAAAAAAAATTAGCAAATTACAATAAAAGAAAGAGAAAAATACAAAAACAAATAATGTTAGAAAATAACAAGTTAATAAATAGACGATATAATTATATTATATTATTTAGAACTATTGATGTATAAAGTAAAAAAATTTTATTAGTTGATTAATATTAAAAAAAAATTTATTATTTGTATCTTGGTCATTATAAGAAATTATATTTGAATTTGTTAAAATATTATAACGGCAATTTGGGCATGTTTGATGATTAACTAACCATTCATTAATTGCTTTTGGATTAAACATATGCCCACAATTTTTAATTATACATACTCTAGTATTTGGTAAAAATTCTTCATGTGTTATACTACAAGATTCATTTAATGGTTCGCATAGTGTAGAAAAATCACATTCGCTAATATTATTTTTAATAATTGTTTTTAAATTAGTTAATGATACTTCTTGGAAATATTCGTATGTTAACTCATTATTTTCGTTGTTTATGTTGTTTTCGTTGTTTATGTTGTTTATGTTGTTTATGTTGTTTTCGTTGTTTATGTTGTTTATGTTGTTTTCGTTATTTACGCTAGATGCTTGAAATAAAGCATTATTATTTACTAGTAATTGAAAATTACTAGCATGATAATAATAATTAATATGTTCTTGCATATATCTTATATTAGCACTAGCATTATTTAAATATTCAATACTGGAATTTACTGTTCTTATATAGTTCGTTAGATTGGCAATTGAATTATGTAACATAATCAATTCAAAATTATTGGTAAAATTAGTAGGGTTCATATATATATTCATTATATATAATTAAATATATTTAAATATATTTAGTTATATATTTAAATACATTATGATGGTTAAGCCTAATTATAACCTAATAACATCTAATAGACTAACAAATATACATACTAGTAAATATTGTAATAAAGGACTTACTGGACTATGTAACTTGGGTAATAGTTGTTATATTAATGCATGTATGCAAATATTATCACATTGTTACGAACTAAATGATGCTCTTGAAAATATGAATATTAACAATGATGAAAAAGCATTATTATTATATGAATGGAAACAGTTGAAAGACTTAATGTGGTCTACCAATTGTATTATTAGTCCAAATAGATTTATGTATGCAATACAACATATTGCACAAAAAAAGAATCGCGAATTGTTTACAGGATATGCTCAAAATGATTTGCCAGAATTTTTAATTTTTTTATTTGACTGCTTTCATGAAGCAATTGAACGTAAAGTAGATATTAATATTGTTGGAATATCAAAAAACAATATAGATGAGTTAGCAAGAAAATGTTATACTATGATTAAAAATAATTATTCAAATAGTTATTCGGAAATTATAGAGCTATTTTTTGGAATACATGTTTCATTAATTATTTCAAATAATGAAGAAAATAATATTTATAGTATAATACCTGAAAGTTTTAGTATTATAAATTTATCAATTCCAATAGAAAATAAAAATAATAGTAAAACATTTACAATTTATGACTGTTTTAATTTATATACAAGTAATGAAATATTAGAAAATGAAAATGCTTGGTTTAATGAAAAAACAAACACAAAAGAAAATGTTAAAAAATGTATTAAATTTTGGAGTTTACCAACTATATTAATAGTTGATTTAAAGCGATTTGATAATAATAATCGTAAATTAAACAATATTGTGGAAACACCATTAACAAATATAGATTTAAGCAAATATGTGTTAGGTTATAATAACGAAAAATACATTTATGAATTGTTTGGAATATGTAATCACAGCGGAGGTTCATTAGGCGGGCATTATACTTCATATGTTAAAAATGCTAATCAAAAATGGTACTGTTATAACGATACAAGTGTAACCGAAATCAATGAAACATCATTAATTAGCGCAAAAGCTTATTGTTATTGTTATAGAAAAATAGTATAGAAAAATAGTATGCAATTATTTAATAAGTTTTAATAAGTTTTAATATTTTATGTAATCAATAATATTATATATTATTTATATATAATATTATGTCATTATTTAATAATGTCACAGAAGATTTTTATAACAATTTAAATAATTTAGGCACCAATCCTTTTGTATTAGTATTATTAATATTAATTATAATAATATATTACATATTATTTAGTTTTTTAGGACAATCATGGTCTAGTGATGAAGACTATGAGCCATCAGGGTCTTATTTTATTTTGCAAGCATTGTTGTGGGGATTATTTATATTATTAATTTTTGTAAATGGATTAGCCTATTTTTTTAATATTGATGTTGTTACCGAGCTTAAAAACATGTTTACAGAAGAACCTGAACTAAGAGTAAAATCTACTATTAGCGGTCCTGATGTTTCTTTGAATTATAATGAAGTGTATCATGTTCCTGGTAACAGATTTACATATCACGATGCAAAAGCAGTATGTAATGCTTTTGAAGGAGAAATGGCAACCTATGACCAATTAAGAGAATCACAAGCTAAGGGAGCAAGCTGGTGCAGTTACGGTTGGACGAAAGACCAACTTGGTTTATATCCAACTAGCCAAAGTGATTGGCGAATTTTACAAGAAAAAGAAGGACATGAATATGATTGTGGACTACCCGGAATAAATGGCGGCTATGTTCCAAATCCACATACACGTTTAGGGTCAAATTGTTATGGAGTAAAACCTAAACAAAGCGAATTAGAAAAACAATATATAGACAAAAATTTGTATCCAAAAACAAGTAAAGAATTGTTGTTTGAACAGCGTGTTAAATATTGGAAGGATAGAATAAGTAATATTTTAATAAGTCCATTTAATAATAATAATTGGTTTAAAGTTTCTGTTTAAAGTAATAACTTTTATTTTGAATTTTTGTTTTCTTTTTTGTTTTCTTTTTTGTTTTCTTTTTTGTTTTCTTTTTGTTTTCGTGTAAATGTTTTTTCTTGTTTTTTAGAGAGCTTGAGCTTGGGTTTCGTTTTTTGTGTTTGATTGTTTTTTGTATTGTTAAAAAATCCTAAAAATTTCATAAACAAAGAGTCATCAACAACTTTATTATTTAACGTATCGCAATCTGAACTGGAGTTAGCGCTATTGGTTTCTGTTATATTAAATCCTGGCAACATATAAGCATTTTTCAGTAAACTTTTTGATTTATCTAAATCAGTTATATTTTTATATAACTCATTTATATTAGCATACATTTATATAATAGAGTTATATAATATTCTCTCAATTATAAACTCGTTTAATTGTTTTATTAACACTATATGTTCTTTTTAATTTAATATACTCTAAAAGTGAAGTGGTGTTATTACTATTACTAGCATTAACGTTAGCATTAACATTAGCATTGACATTATTAAAATAATTAGTAAAACATTGCTCTAAAAATTTATAACTTAGTGCATTAGGTTGTTTTATTTGTATAAAAGTAAGTTTACCATCGCTTATGTTAATAATAGGATATTTTTTGTTGTTATTATCAAAATGTTCAATTAAATTATTTGTTAAGTCATTTTTTTCATCTTTTAATAATTGTATTTGATTTTGAAGTTGCTTTAGTTGATTATCTAATACAACCCATCTTTTAATTTTGTCTTCAATATTCATTGTTTAATTAATTACTTATAATTAATAATTAACTTAAATAACTTTAAATAACTTTAAATAACTTTAAATAACTTTAAATTTCTAAATAAAAATTGAACTATTATAATATTACTATTTACTAGTTAATAGTAAATAAATAGTAATATGACTATTCAAGATATTACTACTTTTATTGATATTGTTGAAACAGCAATAGATAAAGGCTCTTTAAGTGATTTAGAAAAAGCACTTAATGAGTATGGAAATAAAATCCCAAAAAAATATATTGCAAACGGCGTATGCATTTTGTACGAATTACTAAATGAAAAAATGGAGGCAGCGGCACTAATTTAAATAAATACTATTAGCAATAGCAATAACTATTTTAATTTTAATTTTAATATCTACGTCTTCTAGATTTATTACTATTTTGATGCACTAAATAGTTTCTAGACCTAACATGCTTTTTACTTCTTCTTTTCATAAATTCTGATGCAGCAAATAAACCGCCCGGAACAAGTAGCTCTAAAAATGACGAACCTCCTTTGCCACTTTTTCTGCTTTTTCTCTTGTGTTTTTTTCTCATATTTATTGTTATATAAATATATTATATAAAAATTTTACTAAATATAAAAATATATTTTTGTTTTTATATTTATTTTAAGTTTTATTTATATTTATTTAGGATTGTGCCTATTTAATTTAATATTATAACGAATTAGTAAAAGTAAAACTCCTAAATGTAAAATAAAACTAGTAAATATGAAAAATATGAAAAAGTACAAATATATATTTATTTCTTTCAAAAAATACTCTAAAACTGGTGTAAAAATTTCTTTTAATTCTTTTTTTGTTTCTTCTGTTTTTAAAAAGTTGATACATTGATTAGCTAAGGTGCTTTTTAAAACCATACTTATATTTTACTATTTAAAATATTAGTATTTAAATATTTAAATAGTAATGCGCACAAAATTAATTACATTTTTATAATGTTAAATTAATTAAATGAATAATAAAATTTTTGAACTAACAGATGATTTTGATTTTAATAATGTAAAATTAGAAAATCCATCTCTCATAACAGGAAACAATTATTATAGTAAAATAACTAATACTACTAAAAATAATCTATATATTCAACTTCCTAAGTGTAATACTAAGCAAGGTATTATTAATACTAATAATAAGTGTTTTTGTGATTTAGAGTTTTTTAGCAATAATAAACTAGTAATTGAATTTTTTGAAAATTTAGAAAATCATTGTGTAAAAGAAATATGCTCAAATAAAGACCTGTGGTTTTATGACTCAACAAATATTTCAAATGACGATATTCAAGAATATGTTGTTCCAATTATGCGGTCTTATAAATCAGGTAAAAAATTTTTAATAAAGACATCCATTAAGCAAGATAAAATTATTATTTATGATGAAAATGAGAAAAAATTAACTTTAGAAGAATATGATAAAGTTAATGACATTGTACCATTAATAAATATTAATGGTATCAAATTTTCTAAGTCATCTTTTATTATTGATATAATATTGGTTCAGTTTATGATACTTTATCCTAGTGATAGTTTTGAAAATCAGATATTAATTAAAATAGCTAAGCCACTAAATCGTGTGGAAAATAATAAGATTAATGTAATTAATAAGAAAAACAATACTATTAATTATGATGATTCTAGCTCTATAAATGATGATGATGATGAAGAAGAAAAGAGTGAAGAGGAAGAAGGAGAAGGAGAAGGAGAAGAGGAAAAGAGAGAAGGAGAAGAGGAAAAGAGAGAAGGAGAAGGAGAAGGAGAGGGAGAAGGAGAAGGAGAAGAGGAAAAGAGAGAAGGAGAAGGAGAAGGAGAAGGAGAAGGAGAAGGGGAAAAGAGAGAAGGAGAAGAGGAAAAGGGAGAAAAGAAAGAGGAAGAAGCAGAAAATATTGTAAATAATCAAGACATAGTTAGTATAAACACAAATAAAAACAACAAAGAATTATTTAGCACAGTTAGTCCAGACAAAAGTTCATATGTTTATAATACAACTAAACAAGACAAAAGTTCTTCAGCTATTGAAATAAAAGAATTACTTGAACCACATACTTTAGAAAATAATCCAGTTATTGAAATATGTGATTTAGATAATATTATTATAAACAATGAACCAATTGAATTAAAAACACATAATGCAATCTATTTAGAAATATATAAAAAAGCAAAACAAAAAGCAAAAGAAATAAGAAAAAATGCTATTCAAGCATTTTTAGAAGCAAAAAATATAAAAATTAAATATAATTTAGACTCAATAAATGATTCATCAAGCGATGAAGAATACAAATAATAACTTTATAATAACTTTATAATAACTTTATAATAATTAAATTAATTATATTAATTAATTATTATTGAAAATTTTTTATTGTATATTTTATATAAAATGAAAGTTTTAAATAAATTTAGCAAAGGAATAACGAACGAACAAGTTTTAGGAGTTATTACTTTATTATTTGTTGTATATGCATTTTATAAATATTCCGAGGGTAAAAATTTATTACAATTACCAATGACAGCATTAAATCCTAGCACATATCCAGGTAATCCATCAACAGAAATTGTAACTTCGCAATCTATTACAAACAGCAATTCAACATATGCTCCATATAATGGCAATTCTAATTCACAAATAGCAACATCAGCAGATAGTGCAAGTGCCATAAATCAATTAGTGTCATCAAAAGCTATTTCAAATCCTTCGGATTTATTACCAAATAGTTCGGCAAATGATTGGTCTAATTTGAATCCAGTAAGTAGTTCAGATTTAAGAAATATTAATTTGTTGAATCCAACCCAATTAGTTGGAATTAATACACAGGGTTCTAGTTTAAGAAACTCTAATTTGCAAATTAGATCAGAACCAGCAAACCCCAGAACAAATACAAATTGCCCATGGAATATTTCTACAATTGAAACAGATACCTTTAGAAGACCGTTAGAAATAGGAGCGAGTGCTTAAAAATAATAACTAGCAACTTATGAAAATAATAATAATTAAAGTTAATTAGGGATAATTAGCGATAATCAAGGACAATCAAGGTTAATAAGGGTAAAATTTTATTATAATAAATATTATTATAAAATTTTATAGTAATACTAATGAGTTCTATGTTTAGTGAAAATATACTCCATTTTTTATTAATTCTATTTATAATAATTATTGCTACAAAATTGTACTTAAATAGCGATAGTTTTAATTTGCGATGTATTATTTCGGATGTAAATGGAAATACGTATTGTGTTCGTGACCGCAGTAAAATTCATTTAGCAGCAAATAAATTAGCTCAAGTAAATATTAATTTAAATAAATTAGTTAATCATTTAGCAAAAAAATATCCAAATGAAAGTAATGTAAAACGTTTAGTAAAAGGATATAATCCAAAAAAAATATATGAAACATTGCCTACAAGTGAATTTACAGCATATAGTGAAAATAAAGGAGAGAAATTAGCGTTTTGTTTAGATACAGAAAAAAATAGTCAAGGTCGTTTAATTGATATGAACACATTAATGTATGTAGCTTTGCATGAAGTAAGTCATATTGCTACAAAATCAATAGGACACAATGATGAGTTTTGGGAAAATTTTAAATTTATTATTAGTGAAGCAAAAGAAATAAATATTTATAATCCAGTTGATTATAAAAAAAGTCCAGCACGATATTGCGGTATGAATATTAGCGATAATCCATATTATGATATATAATATAAAATATTAACTATATAACATTCATTTGGTTCATTAAAATATTAAAATATTATTATATAGTATTATGGCAGATACAGATAAACCCGAGGGGACATCCGAAGAGAAACCTAAATTTATAGTATTATGTGGACCAACTGGTGTTGGTAAATCTAGAGTGCCAAAAGAAATTTTTGATCTGAATGAGGGAGCCTATACTAAAATAGAAATAGATAGTTTAATAGTGCAAAATAAATTTTATAGAACTGCTATACATAATTTAATAAAGTTAGCTGGAGGATTAATAAAAGAAACAATAGATGGAAAAGCTGAAGATAAAAAAAAAAAAATTCTTTTAACAAACTTATTTAATCAATTATATATAAATGTTAAAAAAAATATAATTCCATGTTTAGATGATCAAATTAGCACAAATATTACTTGTGACCAATTACATGATAAAAAGTTATATCAAGCAATAGATAAAAAGAAACCAATAGTATTAGAAATAAATGGTGATAAAAACTTTAGTTGGTTACTTACTGATCAGCAAGCTACGGGTACGGGTACTGGTAAAATAAAAGATTATAGTCAATTTACAAATGTACATAGAAAAATATTAAGAGACAGCTATGATATAACGTTTTGTTATTTATCACACCCATATGCGGAGTTAGTAGAGTCGAATAAAAGCAGATTTTTAGAGGATATGAAGAACTGCGAAGCAGACGAAAGCAGATGCCAAGTTCGTTTAGGTAATTTTTTATTAGAGGGTGTATATAGTGACACTATTGAAGCTATATTTAATACATATGAAGAATTAAATAAAGCAGCTTTTTTTGAACCACCTAATATTAAAGTTCTTTTTTATAAAAGAAAGCCTGGCAAACCGCCTCACGGTGGTGGCTATGAAAAATTACCAGATTTTGATACATATAAAAAGTCATTTGGCTCTATAGCGCCAATACAAACAAAAACAGAAACAAAAACAGGAGCAGGCGCACGCAAAAAGCAAAAAGCAAAAAGCAAAAAGCAAAAAGAAAAAAGCAAAAAGCAAAAAAGCAAAAAAGCAAAAAATATAAAAAATTAAAACTAAAGTAAAAATAAATTGAACTATTTTTGTTTTGTTTATAATTATACAAAAACATATTCTATATCATAAATATTTGAATCGTTGCTAATAAGATTAACGCTAGAATCAAGACTAGAACTAACACTATTGATTGAATTATGTGCTTTTTTATTGTAAAAAAGCAAATTGTGCTTATTAGTATAATGCGTTAAGTCCGGAAAAAATGAAGTGCATTCATAATCCTTATTTATATATGTTATATAAATTTTTGAAATATTAAAAATACTAGAATCATCCTTTTTGTAATTATCTAAAAATAATTTATAAATTTGTTCACCACCAATAACCCAAATGGTGTCATAATTTTGCAACTTTACAAAATTTTCAAGAGATTGTATAGTTTCAAAACTTTTAATTTTATTTTTGCCATATTGTTTATTGATTGCAATAGATTTAGACAAAATTAGGTTGTCTCGTTCTATTAATCCGTTTTCATTATGTAAACTTATAAATGTGTTTTTTCCCATAATAACAGCATTATTAGCATTTCCAATAGTTAATTTTTTAAATTTAGCCATATCAGTTTTAATGTTCCAAACAAGACTATTGTCTTTGCCTATTCCATAATTATTGCAATATGCAACAATAATATTTACAATCATATATATATAAAATAATACTTTACTATTTATATAAATGTCAAATATATTTAAAATTTATATAAATAATAATAATGACCATAGTAAATTATATTTGTTTATTAAAAATAAATATTCTAAAACAAATTCAATAACTGGTTCACCATCTTCTACTATTCCAAGCATTGAAGTGCTTAATGCTGAATATAATGATTATAGCACCTTTAGCAAAAGTATTGTATACAACGAACATTTTAACGATGATTTTAATGAAGATGACTTAAAGACATTTCAATCAACAAATGGGGTCATTGTTTTTATAGATGATGTTATAAATTATGATGACACTATTGAAACAATAAAATTAAAATTTATAACGCATTACAATAATAAAGTAAATGAAGATGAAAAAATTTGTTTTGAAGAACTTTATATGTATGGTTTGACAGAACATATTTTCAGTACTTCTTATTTGTTTAACATACTAACAAACAATAACAAAATTGAGCTAACACATTCAAATCTTATTAAATATTTGACAAATATATATGAAAATACAATAATATTGAATATTTTACAAGGGGAAGACAATCCAGACAATTCAAAAGAAACATATACTTATGATGATTTAACCAAAATAAACTTAACTAGTATTAAAGAATATATACAAATAGGACAAAGTTTAGTAAGTAATAAACTAAATTATGTAGTAAATCCGTATTATTTTGTAAACACTAATGTTTCTCAAATAAGTGAAAATATTAGCACAAATAATTCAAATTTATTATTTGAGTATAACATATTTAATAATACACTATATGTATGTTTAGCAAGTGATTTTTTTAAACAACAAAAGTCTAGTATTGATGAGGAAACAATAATAAAGTTATATTATTGTTTTTTATATAAAAATAACATACTTAATAATACAAATTATTATTCACAAAAAATAAACTTAATAAGAGAAACAAATAACATAGTAACCAACATTAATTTTATAAATAAAAATAAATTTGTACATTTATTAACTTCAATTAATGATGACTCAGAGGAATTGAGCTATGAAAATAGAGGTATTAAGTCTATTAATTTAAACATTAATAATAATTTGAATTCAATTGTTTCGCTGGAAACAATTTTTAAACTATTTCATAGTTCACAATTATATCCATTAATTAAATATAATCCTGGAAAAAAACTAGAAAACATATATAGAATATTTTGCTCTAGTGTTACAAAAAGTGTTAAAACCCCATTGTTGAGTAAAGCGTTATTATTAAAGTATGCAAAATCCCTAGGGAAAACTAATACTATTAGTTTTTATGTTGCATCAAACGAAGAGAGTTTTACAACAAACGTGGATGAATTTATAATAGTATTATATGAAACTGGATTACTAAATATTAATGTAGAACTAAAACAAATAATTGGTATTGAATTATTAAATGACTTAATAACTACGTGTGTGAATCCAATTATTGATTTTATAAAAAAATTAGTAATTATTAATACTATTGATTTATTTAGTGATTTAAACGCTAATAATGTTCAAATTAATTCTCTCAATTATTGTTGCAATATAAAGATAAATGGCGATTTAAATATTAGTAGCGTCGGTAATTCTATTTATTTATTATTTAACATTATTACACAAAAAAGCAATGAAATAGTAATGCGCTATAAACATGTCTCAAATTTTAATACAATGGATTCTGAAGAAGCATTTATATTGGAATTAATTAAACAAGAATATAGTGATAGTGCTATTTTAGTCAAACTTCAAGAGAACTTTAAAATAACAAATGAAAGCGCTAAATTAAAACTCATAAGTGTTTATAATTCATTAAAATTATTGACTTCTACGTTTAATTCTAAAAAATTAATAATTAAAAATAATCCTGGTTTTAAAACTGTATTGCAAAAAACGGGTGCATCAAATCTCTCTATTAGTGTAGAAGCTATTGATAATATTAATTATTTATATTATATTTCAACTTATTTAGACTCGTTAATTAAAATATTATATAAATTGATTAATAGCGAACAAGAAGACATTGTAAATGAATTAAATGGTGCAATAAATATTGAAGACACATCTGTAGATACCACTAATTTTAAAGAAATTGAAACCACCGAAATGGTAAATAGAAAAATGAATGCTTTATTAGAAAATGAAGAAGAGACTAGTTTTGATGATGACAATAATATTTTTGGAATGTTAACTTATGATGATGATGATGATGAAGATGAAGATGAAGATAAAAAAGATACAAATGAAATGGTAGATGAAGAAAACGATGAAGAAAACGATGAAGAAAACGATGAAGAATCTGAAAAAAAAGATATTGTAATAACTAAAATAAAATTAGCAAAAAAAACACTACCAAAACAAATAAATATTAAAAAAGACAAATATGACATTGATGATGACGAGGAGGATGATGATGACGAGGAGGATGATGATGATGATGACGATGACGAGGAGGACGATGATGATGATGATGAAAATGAAGATGATGAAAATGAAGATGACGAAAATGAAGATGAAGATATTAAAGATGAAGATATTAAAGATAAAGACATTAAAGACAAAGATATTAAAGATAAAGATAAAGACAAAGACAAATCTAAAACACAAACCAAGAATAAACCTGAAGATATTATTAAAGAAAAATCTGAAAAAAGCAATCCAATTTTGAAAAGATTAATTAATAGAGAACCAAAACTGTTTGCAACAGAAAAAAATTCATTGTATGAAGAATATTCTAGATTATGTAATTGGAATGTAAAAAAGCAACCTGTAATATTAACACAAGAAGAAAAAGAATATATAGACACAAATCATCCGGGTTCTTATAGTGAGAGTTTTGAATATGGAACGCAAGATAAAAAATATCATTATATATGTCCACGATATTGGAGTATAACGGAAAATACAAGTTTAACACATCAAGAAGTTAGTAGTGGAAAATATGGAACACTTATTTCAAAAAAAAATAAAGATGGAACATATGATGGTACAATATTAGAATTTACAGATGCTAAGCATCATATTGATGAGAAAGGTAACTATGTTGAACACGTTCCTGGTTTTTTAAAAGATAAACACAATAGAAATGGTTTTTGCTTACCATGTTGTTTTAACAATAATATATCAAAAACCAAAGAACAATTAAAAAGACGCAACAAGTGTTTAAAAGTAAATACTCAAGAGCCTAATATTGACGATAAGCTACATTTAAATTATATTTTAGGACCAGATAAACTATTGGAAAAAAATAAACTTGGATTTCTCCCAATTAAAATACAAAAATTTTTACAAGTTGATAACGACGAATGTGTAACCAAAAAAATACCTAATGCACTCAAAAAGAATCATCCATGTTTCTTACGTTACGGCGTTGAAACTAGTATTAATCAGTCTTTTATTGCTTGCATTGCTGATGTTTTTAGCACATTAGTTCATAATAATACAAAAATAATTAGCATTGCTGAAATGAAAACAATAATAATAAATGCAGTTAATATTGATGACTTTATTAAATATAATAATGGAAATTTACCACACATATTTATTTCAAAGAATTTTAATGATTTAATAGATTCAATAGACATTGAAACGTACAGTTCTAGCGATTTATATAGCAAATTTGCAAATAGTCCATCACATATAATATTATTAAAAAAAATAATAAACAGTTTTGCCAATTTTAAAGCCTATTTAAATAGTTCAAATTTAATAAATTATACATATTTATGGGATATTATATGTAAAAGTAATCCATTACTTTTTCCAAATGGAATAAATCTTATTATTTTAGATATAACAAATGAGGATATTACAGATAATGTTAAAGTATTATGTCCAAAGCAAAGCTATAGCAGTGAGTTTTTAGATATAAAAAAACAAATATTGTTATTAATTAAAAATGATGAAAATTATGAGCCTATTTATTTGATTAATGATAATGTAAGTTATTCTATTACAAAAACTTTTAGTTTTGTAAATAAAGACCCATTTTTCAAAAACTTTACAATAATTTTGTACAATATTAAAAATGCAATTAATAAATGTGCTAGCACACTAAATAAGAGCACTAATAATGTGTATAATTTTAAACCAAATATTACTTTAAATAGAATAATAACTATTCTTTTAAAATTAAAATATGAAATAACATATCAAGTGGTTGATTATTCAAATAAAGTTATTGGAGTATTAATTGTCAATGAAAATGATGATACAAATGATGATGTAAATGATGATACAAATGATGCTGCAAATGATGATACAAGAGAACATGGTTTTATACCTTGTTATCCATCAGCAATTTCATCAGAATATCCAGATATTCCATATAAGTTGATAGACGACCTTAATGAATATGACTACAATGATTATAATAATACTAAAAAGTTATTAGAAAAAATATATAACTTAAGCAAACAAGAAATTGTATGCAAACCGTTATACAAAATAGAAGATGATAACTCAATAATAGGAATATTAACATTAGGAAATCAATTTGTCTTGATTTCGCATCAAGAAATTAATAATGATGATGAACTAGAAGTTATACAAAACAAAGACTATTTATTTGTAGATAAGCAAATACAAACTTCTAATGCACAAGATAGCGAACGTATTGATAGTATTAATAAAATTAAATTAGAAACACTATTTTATAATAATTTTAAAAATACGTTTAAAAAAGTGTTAAATATGCCCAAACATAGTATTTATAAAAATGTATTAAAAAAAATAATTAATACAAATTCATTAGTGTTTTTGGATAAAATACAACAAATTTACAATATATTGAAAGATGCGGGTTCTCAATATATAATTTTTGCGAATTATGATTCTAAAATACTTAATACAATAAAAGAAATGTCCTTGTGTTTGGATAACGAAGAGTGCAATACTAATTATTGTATGAAAAGTAATGACATATGTTCTTTGATTATACCAATTACCAATCTAATAAATAATGAGTCTAATGAAATATTATATTATACACGATTGGCTGATGAATTTGTAAGATATAATAAATTTAAAAAATTTATTTTTCAAGACAATCAAACTTTTAGTTATGGTTCCGCTAACTACAATATTTTAGATAATGAACTTTTATTATTTCAATCTTCATTAACACTTGAATATTTTAGCAATGTTACTAAAAATAGTGCTACAAATGTTAATGAAACATTTGATACATTAGGATATTACAATAATAATAAATTAAATCATCTTAAAAAGTTAACAATTGTGCCTATACCAAAAGCCAATACTATACAAAAAGATATGACAACTATTTTGCAAAAACATACAAAAGAGAGAGAACAAGAGCAAAAGCAAGAAAAAAAGAGAGATAAAACAGACTTAGAAACCAGAAATCAAGATGATGATGATGATGATGCAGTGGATGATGATGCTGCTGATGATAATAAAACATTTGTTGAATATATAGATGATGCAAATGAACAACTTGCATCTATTCAAATATTAGATAAATATATTGATAGAAGCCAAAATTGTGTTATAAGCAAAAATATAATAATAGAAAGTATTCATTCAAACTTTAAGCATCCCGTTTATCAATTAATGTTTGATATAGATAATAATGTATGTTCTTTTCAAATAATTTTAATGCTAATAAAATATCATACAAAAAATAATAACTTGACAATTAATGATTTAAAAAATAAACTGATAAAACTGTATGCTAGCCATCCTAACCTTGAAATATTATATTATATATTACTTAAAAATAATAAGAAAAGTATTATGCAAAAAGTTATAGATGGAACACTATTGATGGCAGATTTAATAGCCAGTGATGAATATTATGTAACATCTATTGACATATATTTATTAGCCACAGATAAAGAATATGATTTACCAATAATATTATTGTGCAATACATCAATTGATATATCTATAACAAATAGCATAGATGTAAAGTATATAATAATCAATACAAATAAAGTAAATGATGATTATTATTTTTTAAAAGTTCCTAGCATATATTCGAGAGATAAAAAACATAATTATAAACTAATGTTTAACAATCAGTCTTTTATTTTTAATATAAATCAAGATTTGCAAGATTCACAAAGTTATAAATTATATAGTAATATAAAAAAGAGTTTACATCTTTATATTGATATATTAGATAATTTTATATATAACTACAATATAACAACCGCTACAAAAACAGTATATAAAAAAAGTAATTTAAAAAAAAATATTGTTGATGCAAATGCTGATATTGATGAAGTTGAACCTGAACCTCCAGTAGTAGAAGTTGAACCTCAAGAAGTTGAATCTCAAGAAGTTGAGCCTCAAGAAGTTGAACCTGAACCTCAAGAAGTTGAACCTCCCGCAGTAGAGCCCGAACCTCCTGTAGTAGAACCTGTTCCTCAAGTAGTAGAACAAGAGCCTATTAGTGTTGAACCTCCTGCACCTGAACCTGTTCCTGAAGCTGAACCTCCAGTAGTAGAGCCTGAACCTCCCGCAGTAGAGCCTGAACCTCAAGTAGTAGAACCACAGCCTATTACTGTTGAACCTCCTGCACCTGAACCCGAACCTGAACCTGAACCTGTTTCTGAAGTTGAACCTGTTCCTGAAGCTGAACCTCATGCAGTAGAACCTGAACCTGTTCCTGAAGCTGAACCCGAGCCTGAACCTCAGGCAGTAGAACCAGAACCTGTTCCTGTTCCTGTTCCTGTACCCGAACCTGATGCTATTATTGAAAATGTTCCTGAACCTGTTCCTGAACCTAACAAAACACGCAAAAATAAACGTTGCCCTAACGGAGAAAGACGCAATAAAATAACAAAAAAATGTGAAAAAATCAAATAAAAAAATTATTTTTAAAGTCAAACTTTTAACAATATTACTTATTTTTTACCAAATTAAGAAGTGCAAATGTTTTACCTTCATGTACTTCGCATTATATTATAATATTGAAATTCTTCAAAATTATAATAAAAATAATTCTAATAAATTATGTAACCGTAACTAAGCATACTTAGTTTTAATTTAACGTTTATAACGTTTACTTCTATGCCTACGCGTTTTTTTGCCTCTTTTTTTATGTTTTTTAGTACGTTTTCTATTTTTTCTGGTGCCACCACCAGCAGTTGCAAATGAAACTGTTTTTGTTTTTTTAGAAGTTGCTTTTTCCGGTGGTGATTGCAAGCGTTCCCCCTCTTGCTCTTTTATCGCCGCCGCCACCGCCGCCACCCTTTCTCTTACTGTCATCGGCTTCTTCCTCTGCCGCGCGCTCAACTCCCCCGCATCCGCCAACGCACTCAACTCCGTCATTCTTGCTGCCTTCAGCGCTGCGCCATCAAATCCAACAATTGGATTCACCAATGGGGGCACCGGCTCTGGTTTCTTACTATAACTATAATTATAACTATACTCAGGCTTCATCTTGTTTTCCTTTTGGTCATTTAGTATCTCAGCAATCAGATAGTCTGGAATCCCCGGATTATTGGCTATGAATATAGGCATCCATGAATCGGTACTGGCTAAAGAACTTGGAAAAATAACTGGTCTGGAGTATGAACTAGTCATTTATAATAAGTAATATTATAAATAAATATTATAAATAAATATTATAAAAAATAGTAAAACTAAATATTAAAACTAAATATTATAAAAAATATTATAACTAAATATTATAATTAAATATTATAACTAAATATTATAACTAAATATTAAAACTAAATATTATAACTAAATATTAAAACTAAATATTATAATTAAATATTATAACTAAATATTAAAAATCTAGTTCGTAGTTTTCACTACTTCCCATATTAATAGGTTTGATGCTAGTAATAGAGGATTCTATTAACAAATTATTCTTATTGCATTCATCATTAGAGTCTTGTTTTAATTTATTCAATAATGCATCAACATCTAATTCATCAGCATTATCCGTTTCTGTGTCTTTAGTTTCGGGTTTAAATGACATTAATATATCATTATTTACTAACACTTTAAAACTGCTTGTCCCATAATAACCCTCTTGACCGCACATAATATTTGCTGAAACACCTTTCATATTATCTAGTTCACCATGTTTTGCGGCTTTTAAAAACATTTCAGGTGTTTCCTCAAAAGACGCTTTAGCAATAGCACCAATATCATCATTATTGATGCCATGCCTAAAAATAGAGACCATTTTATCATTGCATGTCATTCTATCGGCTAACATAGTTAAATGATGATAGTTAATATATGTGCTATCAAATTCAATAACTTCTGAAAACTCATCAAATATACTTTGTCTTGCAGCTTCAATACCAAATATATTATAAATTTCAATAATGTGATTACATGTTGTTCGTGTTTTATCTACAAAATCTAACGCTAATATATCTAATAAATTACTTCCTAATGTATCTAACACCCACAAATCTTTTTTAACATATTTTGTATCTACTTCTTCAAAATTGTCGCTAATTTTGCGTAAAAATACTTTTTCAATATTTTTTACCCCTCGTAAAATAAGATTGTCTAATAACTCATTTTGTAAATTTTTAAGTAAATAGATTTCATCACTTTGGTCTAATGATTCCAAAATGCTTTTATTCTTCTTCTTCTTTAGCGCTTGCAAATTTTTGTTAATGCGAATTCTAAAAATTAGCTTATCCGAATTATAATCATTATACATGCATGTTAAATTACCATAACTACTCATTAAGGCAAAATGTACATCATCCATGCTAATATTTTTATCTAACATTTCAACTTTATTGAAAGTTATACGAATTATCCATTTAGATTTGTCTTTGGGTTCATTATAAGTGCTGTTACATTCATCTAACAATTTCTCAAACTCATTATATTCTTTCATAAGTTCAACATCTTCACTAATTAATGTATTTAAATCATCTGGGTCAAAACAGATTTGGACGGATTCAACAATAGACCGCAATTTTGTGTTTTCTAGTTTTGATACATATTCTTTTACCTTAACCTGGTCATAACTGTCTGGTTTATGTAAGTAAATTGAACATGATAGACTTTTGGGGTTATCACTTAATGATAAGATTTCTTCAATTCGAGGAACTCCACGAGTAACATTTGACTTTGATGCAACACCGGCAAAATGAAACGTGTTTAATGTTAGCTGTGTCGTTGGTTCACCAATACTTTGCGCAGCAATCATTCCTACCATTTCACCAGGTGCTATTAGTGCTTTTTTATAACTAGTGTTTACTATGCTCATTAATAACTCAATAGATTTGCGAGTTAATCGTTTATGCATCAACAATTCTTTTGGAGTTAAATAATAATAATACAATATTTTGAATAGTTCATTTGGTTTGCAATAATTTAGCATGCTAAGTTTTGCATAATTTGCTTCAATAATTTCAAATACATCTAATGGCGTAATATCAATTATCACATTTTCTTCTTGATTGCCAGCAATGTTGTTAATAATATGTGTAAATGATACTGGAACATTAACAGACGGTTTATATAAGGCATTAAATACTTTATTAATAACATCTTCGCGTGCTTGCAATAGCATCTTAATATAATATTGACATTTTTTATCAAGTTCCGGCTTTTGCTTCTTAAATTTACTATATGCTTGCTTAGTGTATAATGTGCTATATATAGAATCTTTGGAGTAATCGTTAGGCATCTGATAATGTCCGTATATTTCTTCAATTGTCATAGAAACAAAAGGAACGGGTTGTGATTCTACTTTAATAGGGTCAAAATTATCAGTTCCATAACTATATTGAATAATTTTATTCTTATTATTACGAACTGTCATATCATAATGAACCATTAAATCTTCTAGTCCTTTGATTAATCGTCGCTGAATGTAACCAGTCTGACTTGTTTTACATGCCGTATCAATTAAACCAACTCGTCCACCCATAGCATGAAAGAAGAGTTCATCTGGATTTAAACCACCAATAAACGAATTTTCCACAAATCCACGCGCGTTTGGTGAATCATTATACTTTGTATAGTGAGGAAGTGTTCTATCATCAAATCCATATGGAATACGTTTGCCATCCACATTTTGTTGACCTAAGCATGAAATCATTTGTGAAATATTTAAATCACTGCCTTTAGAACCGGCATTAACCATTGTTACAAAACGATTATTATCATTCAAATTTTCACGTGCAATTTTTCCCGCTTCAAACGAGGCTTTGTTTAAAATATTATTTACACGAGTTTCAAATTCTACTTCATTTGTACGCCCTGTTTTATTATCAAAAATACCCAAATGTGTTTCATCAATTAATATTTTTACTTCTGCTTTTTTCTTATTAATAGTTTCATTAATTTTATCATTTGTTTCTTTATTTGCAATGAGGTCGCTAATTCCAACACTAAAACCATGATTTTTCATATATTCTGTTACAACATCTTGTAAATTATCAACAAAATCACGGCATGCATCAACATTATAGTCATTATAAATTCTATGAATTAGTCCACGTGTTGTATCACTTAATACACTTTTTTCAATATGTCCACGAACAATAGCTCCCTTATTGATTTCTAATACATTATTAGAAGTATTATAATCATCGCTGCTATCATTAAATCGTTTTGTCTTATATTTTAAAGTAATATTTGGCATAATTTGACTTAATAAACTGAAACTTGTTTGGTTTGCATTAGCAAAATTTATAGTGTTTAAATCAATTGTTTTAAGATGTGCTAACATATTCATGGCAATACGCGGATTAAAAGTAATTGCTTCTCGCGTAAATAAATAGGTGCTTAATAACGAGTCTTGAAAAATACCAATAATTGGCTTATTGTTTGCTGGACTTACAATATGATATTTTACTGCGGCTAAATGTTTAAGCTCTATTTCTGACTCATCATCTTGTGGCATATGCAAATTCATTTCATCGCCATCAAAATCCGCATTGTATGGTTTTGTATCACCAACATTCATTCTAAAAGTATCACCTTTATACATTACTTTAACAATGTGACACATCATAGACATTCTATGAAGAGTTGGTTGCCTATTAAATAAAATGGCATCACCATCTAACATATGTCGATGAACAATATCACCCGGTTCTAAATGAATTGATTCACGGTCAACATAACGTAAGCTAATACAATCTCCGTTTTTTCTTTCATAAATTTTAGCTCCAGGATAAACATCCGGTCCATTAAGAACTAACTTGCGCAAATAGTTCTTGTTTTTTAAAGTTACACATATTGGTTTTGTTAAATTTTTTGCTATTTTTAATGGAACACCAAGTTGGCTAATTGACAAATTTGGGTCTGGAGTAATTACAGACCGTGCACTGAAATCAACACGCTTGCCCATTAAATTTCCTCGCACACGACCTGTTTTACCATTTAACCGCTCTTTAACTGCCTTTAATGGACGACCTGATCTTTGCGCAACAGCAGCAACACCTGGAATTTTATTGTCAACTAATGTGGCAACATAATATTGCAATACAGTTGTCCAATCATCAATAACATTTGGTGGAGCATTTTGCTCTAGCTTTTCTTGTAATGTTTTATTTGCCTTAATAATATTAATAATAATATGAGTCAAATCATCTTCACTACGTTGTTGTGCATCATGTTTGATAGAAGGTCTTACTTGAGGAGGTGGAATTGCTAATACTTGACAAATCATCCATTCGGGTCTTGACCATAACGGACTAAACCCCATGAAATTAACATCTTCATCCGAAATCTTTTTGAAAATCTTTAACATTAATTCTGGAATAATTTTCATTGTCATTTTAGAGTCTTCTGTTTTAAACTCATACCCTTTTAATTCTTCTTCTTTTTCATTCCATTCTGCAATAATAGTTGCCAAACCTTCTTTTTTCAACTTTGGTTGTAAACAGCCACAACCATTATGTGAGTCTTCTCCACAACGTCGCTTTTTGCTTGCTAATGAAAATACTTTATTCCAGCGTTCATCCGCATTTAAATTTAATAAATATTTGTACTTAGCTTTATCTATTAAAATTTTACCACATTTAATACATATACATCTACTAATTTTCATAATAGTTGATAAATATTGAATATAATAAACTGGGCGCGCCAAATTAATATGACCAAAATAACCAGGCGTTTGAATATAGTCTAAGCCATCTGTTGGACAAATCATTCCAGGGTCTAACACACCCATTCGTGGGTCAAACAAACCACATAATACAGGTTTATTGTTAATATGCGTATCCCTATTTGTTATTTCTACAACAGATGCTTTTTGGATTTCATGAGGACCTAATATACTAAACTGAATGCCAATAATTTTAGAAGGTCTCTTATTTTCAAAGTCTGTCATTCTTTTATAATAGTTAAATAATATTTATATTGTATTATTATTCAATTTTATAATTTTATAATTTTATAATTTAACAATTTTAGAATTAATATTTAAGATTCAAGATTCAAGATTCAAGATTTAAGATTTAAGATTCAAGATTCAAGATTCAAGATTCAAGATTTAAGATTCTTTATTTTAGAATTAAATAAATGTTATAAAATTGAATACTTAATATTAATTATTAACCTATAATAATAATAATAATATGACAACAATTATTCATAAATACAATACTAGATTAACTTCGGGAGCTATTAAGAAGCCAAAATATAGTAATATTAATGAAAATGAAAATATTGATGACGACGACTATGATGATGAAGACCCAGATTATGAAGAAGAGGAAGCAACAGAAGACGACGATGAAGATGAAGAAGATGAAGTAAGCGAAGCAACAGAAGATGAAGATGCAGAAGATGAAGATGATGATGATAAGCACAAGAACAAATTTGATAAAGTAGAATATTATAAACTGTTAAATTCACTTTATCCATCAAAATATAGCGCTGCTAAAGTAAGTAACGAGTTAGCAAAAAACAAAGCTACTAACCTATTTAAGAATTTTGTTTTAAGAAATGCTATGTTTTTAAAACCTCAGGCTAAATTATTAAAACATAAAGCTAAATTATTAAAAACAATTGCTAAAAATAATTTACAAAAACGATTTAAAGACAAAAATACAAGCGGTAAAAATGTTATTATTATAAATATTAAAAATAATGATGAAGAACAAGGCGAAATATATGATGAAGAACAAGGCGAAATATATGATGAAGAACAAGGTGATGAATATGACAATGAATATGACGAGGAATATGACAAGGAACAAGGTATAGAAGAAGACGAAGAAGAGGATGAGGAAGAAAATACTAAGAAAAATAAAGTAGGAAAAGAAGATGAAGCCGCACTAAAAGTTTCTAATAAAAATTATAAAGTCTTTTCAAAGATTTTACACAATGAAGATAAAGAAGCAGACTACTTTAAAAAATGTTTATCAAATCATAAACAAGAAATTGTAATTGAAAAGCTACAAGAATTACAAAATTTGACAAAAATAGATAAACCATATTTGTTGCATTTAGTAGACCTTGATATTCCCAATGAATATAAAGCTTGTGCTTTGCGAAAAATAAATGTTATGCGTTCTATGGGTGGTGGTTTTGGTAATAGTGAATTTTATAAAATTAAAGCCTGGGTAGATTCATTTTTGAAAATTCCTTTTAATAAATATAATAACTTGCCTATTAGTTTTGCTGACGGTATTGAAAAATGTCACGACTTTATGGAATATACAAAAAAAACATTAGATAGTGTTGTTTATGGATTAGAAGATGCAAAAATTCAAATTATGCAAATGGTTGGACTATGGTTAGTAAATCCAAATGCAATTGGTTGTGCTATTGCTATTAAAGGACCACCCGGCACAGGCAAAACCACACTAATTAAAGAAGGAATTAGTAAAATTTTAAATAGACCATTTGCGCTTGTTGCATTAGGTGGTTGTGGAGATGCAGGATTTTTAGATGGCTTTGATTATACATACGAAGGCAGCAAATATGGCAAAATTGTTGATATATTAATTCAATGTGGTTGTATGAATCCTGTAATCTTATTTGATGAATTAGATAAATTAAGTGATTCGTTTAAAGGACAAGAAGTCACGGGTGTATTAACTCATTTAACAGATAGTACTCAAAATACTAAGTTTAGCGATAAATATTTTTCAGAAATTAGTATTAATATGTCAAAAGCACTCTTTATATTTAGTTATAATGATGAAAATGCTGTAAATAATGTGCTAAAAGACCGAATGTATAAAATTGAAACAAAAGGATATAAAACCAAAGAAAAGCTTATTATTGCAAAAGAACATTTATTACCAAAAATTAGAGATGAAATCAAGTTTGACAGCTCAACAATTGTCTTCAATGATGAGTTGTTAGAATACATTATTAATGATTTTACAGAAAAAGAAGATGGTGTGCGCAATCTAAAACGATGCTTAGAAATTATTTATAAAAAGTTAAATTTATATAGATTAATGAAACCTGATATAAATTTGTTTGAAGCTAGCGATGGATTAAAATTAAAAACTAAACTATGTTTTCCGTGTATTTTAACACGAGAGATTATTAACGACTTAATTAAAAAAGAAAGTACAGATAACATTCCCTATGGCATGTATAATTAATAATATATAATATATAATATATATAGTATATCCTTGCCAAACTTTGAAATAATACAATTACATTTTTATTTTTTATATCATTATTAAATGCTTCGTATTCTTCTTGTTAACGCTTGTGCTCTTGTAGTGCGTGCTGGTCTCACAATAGCATCTGTATATCGAGTAGTTCTATTTCTCATATTTGGTTGCGTTTCAATACCCAACTGTGCTCCTCTATAATCAGCTAAAGCACTTTGAGTATAGTCATTCATAGTTTCTTCTAATTCTTCCATACTAGTTAATGTTAGTTCTATAAAAGCGGATATAGCATTAAGACCACGTCTTCTTAATTCATCTTGTAAAAATCCGGGTTCATTATGGAACCTTAGTAAATGATTAACTCTTTGTAAAACGGTGCCACTTTGTGCTAACATAGTTAGTAGTATAGATGGAATATTTTTACGCTTATACTCATACGAGGTTGTTACACTATTTATAAAAGCTTTATATTGTGTTGATTTTAAAACAAGAATAGGAGCTATTCTTGCTATAGATTGTGCTAGTTGCGCATGGTTTTGAATTAATGTGGCTTCAATTGCTGCTAATAATTCACGCGCTTGCGCCGATACATGTCCTGCGTTTGCTTTAGCTTTAGCTTTTTTTGTACGCGTTTTCTTTTTATATGGTTTTGGCATATTATAGTATAGCAAAATATAATAATATAAAAGAATTATTCTATTAGTTAGATATTGTCATATAGCCAGCTGTAATAATATCTCTCATTATTAGTATTTTTAAGATTAGAAAATTTTAAAAATACACTCGCATCTCTAGATAAAGCTAGTAATTCTTTCTTAAAGTCAACAATTTTTGTTTTATCATAATCAGTATTATAATAATAAGGGTTTTGTATTATTGCGTGTGTTAAGAATTCACGCTTAATAGGTACAAGTTCAAATGCACCAATAAAATAAGGGCCGTGTTTTAAATCTACTTTTTTGGGAAAAAACCCAATATAAAAATAAGTTTGAGAAGAGTTAATGTTAGCAAAATCACGCATTTTAAACATATCTTGAAACATAAATGTTGGAAATTGATTTGGAATATGTACCATGTCATATGTCCAAGTCTTTGCCCATTCAATAACAGATTCGGATGTTAACATTTTTAAATCTTTAGACAATGGCTCGTTTATGTATTTAGCGTAAGAACTATATGTAGTCAAATATTTATGTGTTAGTGTTAAATTTTGAATCTCAGTTTGTGTTTCGAGTTGTGTCTCATTTTCTTTTTGATTTTTTTCATAATTTTCTACAAATTTAGTTATATAGTTTTCTACGTAGTTTTCATCAATATTTAATGTAACGTTTTTTTGTTTTATAAAATCATAAAATGATTTACTATTTGAAATATTTTCATTTTCATTATTGTTTTTATTTAAATTTAAACACATTGGATTAGCATATCTTCTTTTATATGTTAAAGAGTTAAGTGCTCTTACTTTAATATTAAAGAGAGAAAAACAATTTAAACTTACTAGCTTTAAATATAGAAGAAAAAATAACTTCATATTAATAGTTAATAGTTAATAGTGTTTAATATTTAACACTATATTATATTAGTTTAATAGTTAGTTAAAATAGTATTTTAGAATGAACTAAATGGTGTATGCTGTGCGTAATAATGAAAGATTTGGACTTGGTATAGGTATAGGCGGTTGTATAGGTGCTGGTGGAGGTGCTAATGGAAGTTGTGGATTATAAGTATCTTCCAGACTATAATAATAGTCTAAATCCAGACGGTGTGCTGCAGCATATGTCTGTGCATTAGCTTGTGCTGTTGTGTAGGCATTAGTATTTGCCCGACTATAACGCCTAACAAGTCTTGACAATTTCAAGACTACAAGTTTACATAATTTTAGTAATTCAACTTCAATGGGTCTCCTACCTTGTTCAGTCCAATAGTTCTCAACCATTTGTAATATTGCTAACTCGTTTGCGTCGTCATTAGCATCTGCTATTTGTTGAGCTAACTGTGGATTTATTTGTGGTACTATTACTGGTGCTCGAATACGCGCTCTACATAGTGGACAAGTATTTTTTGTTCTTAACCAAGTATTTAAACACTCACTATGAAATCTGTGTCCGCACGGTGTTGTTCTTAGTTGTCCATTGTTTGACATAGTCTCAAAACATATAGAACAATTATTGTCTTTTTGTTTATTTTTTTCTTGTTCGCTTTTAATTCTTCTAAAAACGCGCTGATTGATTCTATTTTTTCTCTTTCTAGTAAATGAGTCTATTTTTTTGTTGGTTTCTTGTATTTCACCAATTCTTTTAAATAAATGTCTCATGTTTCTCTTTTTAGTAAAATTGGCAATCTTATTTTTTGTTGCCGGACTAAATGATTTGCTTATACTTTTACTTTTACTTTTGCTTTTGCTTTTACTTTTACTTTTACTCTTAGGTTTGGCTGTTTTTGTCTCTGTAGTATAAAATGTCATAAATGGTGGCATTTGTTACTTATCTATTTAATTATATATTATATTATATATTATATTATAATATATAAAAATTAAATACTTACTTGTGTACTTGGATTATAATTAATTAGTTCATTATCTAATTTATTGGTTAAATTGGCAAACTCATTAATTTTAGTGCTAGTTAAATTAGGATAGTCTACAATATAATGCGTATTATTTTTATTAAATGGAATAGAGTCTCCTTGAATTGCTAATGTTGGAGAGAAAAACAAATTAGTGTAATTTGTGTCGTCTTGTAGGAATGAAGAAGCCGATTTATTTGTTCCGCGTCGTCTCAAATATTCTTGTTGCGTTGGTGTAATACATGCACAGCCTTTTGAAGTGCTATATTCGCTATTATATAGACAACATTCAGGTAAAAATTTGTTATTTTCTAATAATGGTTTTGCTGGGTCAATTGCTACATTATTATAAGATTTTAGATTTAAGCCAGTGTTTTTAAATATGTGTGAATACAATATATTATACGATAAATTATTATACGAGCTGTCAAAGCTAGTATAATCTAGTTTAGAAAACGGTTCTGCAGTTTTTACAATATAACGTTTATAAGCATAATATAGAGAAAAAAATATAAATAATGTTAATTTATCAAAAATTAACACAAACAAAATTATATATGCTCCATATTTTAGGATTTTATGTTTTAATATTTTTTGTTTTAATCTCTCATAAATAGTTCCAGAAGCGTTTGTACTATTTTTTATAGATGCGGCTTTTGCCATAACCTTATATATATATTATATAAAAACAATATAAAAACTATACAAAACAACATAATTAAATGTTCAAATATTAATTATATTTTGCAATAATTGTTTGAGGAATTAAAATAGTTTTATAACCTTCTAACTTCTTATAACATTTATTGATTGTTACTTCACTTATTTTGCTAACATTATTAATAGCCGATTTTGATATATTTAAATTACATGTTTGTGATACAAAATATATAATACCTCCAGCAATTGAATGAGGAGTATTTTCAGGTATTAAATGTAATTGTTCTATTTTAAAGGCAACAAATTTACATAGATTTGTTAATTCATTATTAATACACAATTTGCTGCAAAATCGTTCAATAAATGATGTTGGTGTTGTTTTACTTAATGAAGTAATATCTTCATTTATTTCATTAGTTTGCTCTAAATCATTAATAACCGAAAGCGCATTTTTACAACCTTTTGTAGCACTAGCATTATCTAAATTGAAAATATTGGCAATTTCTTTTGCTGTTCTTGGATAATTATTCATTCTACATGCTATATAAATAGAAGCCGCAATAATGCCATCCCGATTTAATCCTCTATATGTTTTTGTTTCGGATATTTTTTTATGAATTCTCATAGCCTCATCAATAATAATTTTAGGTATTCCAGAGTTTTGCGAAATTACAGAAATAAATTGGAATTCATCATATTGTGATTTTTCTTTATAAGGCATAGCTTGCCAGTCTGTATATCTACGAATTTTATGCATTTCATAGCTAGATTTACCCATGCACAATACTTTACAACTATATGAAGATTCTCTCAACAATGGATTAATAGGCATACCACATCTTGTTGGGTCTGAGTGATTGTTATCGTCATTACCATAATAACGCCATTCGGCTGATGTGTCTAAATTATCTTTATAAATAATTCCACATTTATTATTAGAACATGTTAAAAATCCTTCTTCGCCTATAAATAAACAATTCTTACAATTAATACATAAGCCATCATTTTTACTTAATTCTTGCTCTTTAATATATACACATTCAAGTGTTTTATTACTATTAACTTCCTCATCAAACATAGTCCATAAATTTTTATTTGAACTATTTTTTTGCTTTATTTTTTTTGTATCTTGTTTGCTCGAGTTAGGATGTATTGAGCCGTTAATACTTGATTCTTGAATCATTTAATAGTCAAATATATTTATTAGTTTAATAACAAACTAATTTGTATCAATTATTAATTTTATTAATTTTATTAATTTTATTAATTTTATTAATTTTATTAATTTTATTAATATAATAATTATATTAATTATATTATATATTATATATTATTAGTAATATATAATATTATAAAATTATGGATTTTTTATCAGATAATTTTATTGCTGATTTTTTTACAAATCCAAAAAAAACAGATGAAGAGTTTAACCAATTTATAAATATTAAATTTACACAATATTTAAACAATACAAATTTATTAGCAAACATAGTTAAAGACTATGAAACTAATAAAAATGGCCAAAGTAAGTATTGCAATGAATGTAAAGACTTATATATATTGACCAATTCTATATTTGATAATTATATTAAAAAAGTAAATATACCATTTAATATTAATATAAAAGATGAAATAAATCCTGAACAAAAAACCAATTATAAAAATAAAATATTATATTTTTTTAATTTAGAAGATTTAAAACAAGTTTTAAATTCCGAAAAATTAAGACATTCAAGCGATGAGGAATCAAATAAAAAAAAAATCTTATGTAAAATTATTTCTGTAATATTTATTAAGATTTATATTATTATAAAAGCTATACATGAAACATTTAATATTTATAATTCATTAGTTATAAATAATGATGTTGATGAAACTTATAATGAAGCAAATTATAAAAGTGAATTAGGCGAATTAGGTGAATTAAGTAGTGAAAGTGAATTATCTGAATTAATTAACAAAACTGACAAACCTGAATCAGATAGTAAAACAGAATTAAACACTACAAGTGAATTAAATGAAGAACTAAGACCAGAATTAGAACCATCTCCCGAATTAGAACCAACTCCCGAATTAGAACCAACTCCTGAATTACCAAAACAAGCATTAGAACCAACACCACAAGTAGAACCAACACCACAAGTAGAACCAACACCACAAGTAGAACCAACACCACAAGTAGAACCAACTCCTGAATTACCAAACCCTGCATTAAAACCAACACAACCAAATCCTGCTTTAGAACCAACACAACCAAACCCAGCATTAAAACCAACACAACCAAACCCTGCTTTAGAACCAACACAACCAAACCCTGCTTTAGAACCAACACAACCAAACCCTGCTTTAGAACCACCACAACCAAAACCTGCTTTAGAACCACCACAACCAAAACCAGCATTAGAACCAACACAACCAATTGTGGGTGGAATTAATATAGAAGATAGTATTCGCGATTTTCTTCCTTTTACAAAAAAAACAGAACCAGCATCAGATGATTCTAGTATTGACGCTGTTAAATATAAACCGAGCAAGAATTTGTTTTATTCAATTTTTGTAATTTTATTTACAGATTATTTTGAGTTAGATTCAAAAAATTTTAGTGAAAAAATATTAAAAGAAAAGTTAGACCAGTTAGATAATGAGAGATTTTCCAAAAATTTGTCTAAATTAGCGAGCTACTTTTGCAGTGAACAAAGTGAAAATAAAAAACATAAGCTATTTGAGTTAAACACAATAACAAATAAGGGAATTATTTTTGATGATACTATGAACACATTAAACTTTTTAGATTTAAAGGTTGATTATAAACAAGAGAATGAATATAATTTAACAGCTATAAATAAAAAATTTGGAGAGATTCAAGCAATATTATCAACCAGCAAAGAATTTTTAGCAAATATTTGTCTTCATATGGACAATGAAGATAGTAAAGAGCTTGGCGGTGAGCCTAAGCCTACTGCAAATCCTGAACCTGAGGAACAAGCTGTACCCAAGGCACAAGCTGTACCCAAGGCACAAGCTGAACCTGAGACACAAGCTGTACCTGATACACAAGCTGAACCTGAGGTACAACCTGTACCCGAGGCACAAGCTGAACCAGAATCTGAAACTACTGTAAATGAGCCTGTTCCTCTTCAAAATCCTGAATCTGTTTCATTTCAAAAAGGTGGTGCTAATAACGAAGAACTATTTAAAAATATAAATTATAAAGCATACAATTTTATTAAAACTATTTTAAAGAAAATGATAACACAATATTTTTATAATAGAAGATATTTGTATACTAATATAATTAAAAATATTGTCAAATTTGATAAGAAAAAAAATATGATAACTAAATTAAATGATGGTTTAACATATAATAAAATTTTACAGTTAACACATAAAACAAAGTATAAAATATTAGAATTAAATTATTATGTATACAAATATATAAATGCTATTTTAAAGGTATTTAGTATTGAATTAAGTAATTTAGATAAAAAATCCAATATGCAAGGTACAAACGATGTCATTACAAACACTTTAAATAATGGTTTTGGTGGAAAGAGTAGACATAATAAACTTAATACGTATAAAAATAGAACACAGCAAAAAAAAAATACACGAAAAAAAAGAGGTTTATTTATAAAGCATCAAATCACACGAAAAAAAAAGAGTAAAAGCGAATAATAACAATACTATTATTTATAATACAAGTATCTCAAATATATAATATACTATAGTATAATATATTATACTATAATATATTATAAATGTCACCCGGATATAATAAAGATGATGAATCAAGAGATGTGTTAAAAGAACATTTTTATACAACCGTTATAAAACCAGTATGTATGAATAAAAAATATTATGTAGAAAGAAAATTTAATACACAATTTAATAGCATATATGATGGTGACACAGATTGGATAGCTAAGTGGTATTATGAAAATTATTTAACATGTTATGAGGATGATGATGCTGTTACTTTTATAATTGATGGCGGTTTTCACAATACATTTAGCGTTAATAACCCATATAATTATTCCCATATATCATTAAATGTTCAAAAACGTGATGGTACTAAGTCAAAAAAACTGCATCTAATTTATCATCCACATGGTTATGGTATTTTAGATGAACCAGTATTTCAAGGTCAAGGCAAAAGAACAAAAAAACAATTTAGAAAATACTCAAAAAAACACTTGAAAAAACACTATTCAAGGAGAAGAAAATATGCTTAATTTATAACATAAAACATATAACATAAAACAGAAAACAGAAATTACACTTTTAATTTTTCTAACAAATTATTATTATAAACCAGATGTCCCGAAGGCTTATATGTTTTTGTATCTTTATAATTAGTAGTTGCTGATTGTGTATTTTTAATTTGTTTAGTAGTAGAAAACAATAATTCATTGGAGTCAATTTTACTTTCGCTAGTAGTAGTTTCTTGCAAGTTTGTATCTACAATATTTCCAAATTCGTCAACAACCGTGCCCGTTTTTTTCTTAATTTCATTACGAACATAGCTAGGAACCCAATGTTTCCAACTAATAAATAATAAATTTGGATGGGTATAGCGCACCACAAACTTATTTTCTCTAAGTTTTTCTATTACATAAGCTGTACAATCTCTATAATCATACATAGGAATACCTATAATTACTTCAGGCATTACATACCAACAACAGTTTTCATTAACCAAATTTTTTGATACATGTTTTATTTTATTATGTATTCTAACCAATATTTTATTATAATTAGTTAAAATATTTAAATCTTGCTGTTGTTTTTTAATATACAATTCATCTATGTTTAATTTTAATGAATCGTTTTCATTTTCTATTTTATTTGAAAAATTATAAAACGGGTCACTTGCCATATATTATATTTTTATATAATAGTTATTAAAATTAATACTTTTTAATTTAATAATTTTAATAATTTTAATAATTTTAATAATTTTAATAATTTTAATAATTTTAATAATTTTAATAATTTTAATAATTTTAATAACTATTATATAAAAATAGCCTAATTAAATATATAGTATATACTAGAACTATGACAAAAATAGAACATCTTATATTATGCGGAGGCGGTCCAATTGGATTGGTTCAATATGGCGCACTAAAACATTTGACAAAAAATAACTATATTAATATTACTAATATTAAATCCATATATGCTACGTCAATAGGGTGCATTATATCATTTATTTATATAGTAAACTTAGAATGGTCTTGGATGGACGACTTTCTAATTAAGCGACCTTGGGAAAAATTAGTGAATTTTACACCATACGACTATATTAACATGTTTTATACTAAAGGTCTATTAAATTTAGAATTTGTAACAAATTGTTTAAAACCGCTATTTTATGCTAAAGATATAAAATTAACAATAACACTAAAAGAATTTTATAAACTAACAAATATTGAGTTTAATTTATTTACTTGCAATTTTACAAGATTTGAAAAAAAAAAACTCAACTATATTACTTATCCGGATTTACAAGTTATAGAAGCTATATATATGTCGTTAACTATACCTATATTATGTGTACCTCTTTATAAAAATGATGGCTTTTATTTTGATGGAGGAATACTTGTTGTATGTCCACTAAATGATTGCATACTAGATAAAAAATGTGATGTATCAACCATATTATGTTTCAAAAATGATAAGACTACTCCAATAGATATGTCTAATAATTTTTATAAGAATAACTATGACATTAGTGGAACAACAATTATTTCTGACACACTTCCCAATACTGAAAATAATTCAAATAATTCAAATAGTATTACCAACAACGGAAATAGTGATATTATAAGCGTTAATGCAAATTTGTTTGAATTAATTATTTATATAATTAAAACACTCTTTCATAAAATTTCTACAATAGAAAACATAGAAGTTAGTATAGAAAATTCAATAAATGTATCATTAACAGAACATATGGTAAATATTAACTATTGGAAATATGCTTTTACATGTGAAAGCGAACGGAGTTATTTAATAAATCTTGGAATAATACAAGCAGAAAAATACTTGCTAAAAAATAGCCAAACTATTTAGCTTATTAGCTTATTAGCTTATTAGCTTATTAGCTTATTAGCTTATTAGCTTATTTGCTTATTAGCTTATTTGCTTATTCATTTAAGTAGATTTATAATGTGTAAATGTTTCCATAAATTGTATTAAATTTACTTTATTTGGTTTAGCATCATAATCATATACTTTATTTTGATATATTAATTTTATAGACGGATAGGCATCTATTTTATATTTGTCAGCAAGTGTAGATTGCTTATCACAATCTATTTTGGTAAGTGTAATATTATAATTTGCATTAGCATTTTCTCCATTAATATATTCTTCAAATTTATTAAGTTCAGGCATTGATTGTTTACAATATGGACACCATTCTGTATAGAAATATAATATTAATATTTCATTTTTTTTATTATTTGTATTAATAAATTCATTATTTAATACATGCTTTTGACTTATAATGTCTTTAATAGTGCTATAATATATAACTAAAGCCAATATTATAAATAATATTGTTAATAATAACATTAATAACATATATGACCTGTCATTTAGTATATTTCTTAAGAATATGGTAAATGATTCAAAATAATTGCTAAGTATTTTAAGAATTAACATATTTATATATATTTAACAAATAAATAATAATATTTACACATAATATAATATATTATATTATATTATATTATATTAAAGTATAAGTGCGTTATATGAAAAAAACATATAAAAAAACTGTAGCAAGTCTTACTCAAAAAAAAGGAAGTAAAAAAAACAAATTAGTGTATAATAAAAAAGACTATAATAGCGGTGATGGTATGTTAACAAGTGTATGGGGTCCTAGTTTATGGCATTATTTACACGTAATGAGTTTTAATTATCCACTACAACCAACAAAACAACAAAAACAAAAATATAAACAATTATTATTAAATTTACAATATACATTACCTTGTAAATATTGCCGTATTAATTTAAAAAATAATTTCAAAAAACATCCATTATTAGATACTATCTTTGAAAATCGTTATAATTTTTCATATTATATTTTTAATTTACATGAACATATTAATAAAATGTTAGGGAAAAAATCTGGATTAACATATTGCCAAGTTCGTGATAGTTATGAACATTTTAGGTCTAGATGTACTGTTGAGAAAAATGTATTATTTAATTATACAAAAAAAAAGAAAGAAAAAGGCTGTACTACTCCAATGTATGGTAAAAAATCTAAATGTGTAATAAATATTGTACCTCAAGAAACTAAATGTAAAACGTTTAATATTGACAAAAAATGTCTAAAGTCTAAAATCTAAAGTCTAAAATCTAAAGTCTAAAATCTAAAGTTTAGAGTATATAATTTATATTTTATATAATTTATATTTTATATAAAATATTAACAATATATAAAACATGACAAGAAAACACTCTAAAACATATAAAAAAGGAAGAAATTTTTCAATGTTTTCCAAATCGCGTTTAATAAATTTAGTAAAAAAATTAACAAAAAAAATAAATGCTAAAAAAAGATACAAAATGTTTGGTGGATGAGGCGAAGCTACACCATAATATTTTAACGTAAAAATTAATAATACTAATATGATAATATTATGATAAATTATTTTTACAATAATTCATAATATTGGAGAAAAATAGTATATACAAAAATATTACTATGCTAAAATAGCATACTAATATTTAAAATTTAGCAATTGTTTTATATGTTTACATACCAAATGTGCTAAAATCTGTTAATACTGGTCTTGGTAAAAAAGCATTATCAACGCCTTGTTCATATTTTGGCATTTTTTTACATTCAAAATTTGGCTCTGGACATCTTTGTGGAGCAGGACACGGCGGAAAATCCTCTTTTGATATGTTTTTGCATGTGTTAATAGTATTAGTATTAGTATTATTTGAAGCATTACCAGCTGAATTTTGTGCTAATAAATTGCCATTATTATCAAAGTTTGGCGTTTGTGATTTAATATTTTTCATAGTATTACCACTGCCTTCTAATGTTGTTGCATCATTTTGATTTAAATAAGAATTTTTAGCCATTAGTGGTGTAATGTTTGGACCAAATAATGTTTGTGCATAGTCTAATGGATTCATTGAATTAACTGGATTTGCTATTGGATTAGACGGTAAATTCATTGCCGTTTCAAAATTATTATATATTGGCGGAACATAGGAACTTCCTAATGTTCCATTTTGCAATAAATAGGCAAACAATTCACTGTCTAAATTTGGATCTCCTTGCCCAAATAATGACCTTAATGACCCCAGTTGTAAATTTGTATCACCTATTGTTACATTGCCTCCTGTTGCTGTTGCTGTTGCTGTCCCACCGCTTGCAGTTTGTATTTGTGTATTTACTGGAGGTGTTTCATTTGGAATAGGTGTTGTCATAAACTTTCCGTTAACAATTAAGGGTTTTTTATAGATTGACTCTGCTGTCCTAATATTTACATTTAAATTGGTCAAATGTACATTAGAAGATGGTTCATAAATATTACCAGAAAACTCTTTAAATAGCATATTAAACTTATTCGTATTATTTGCTCCAGTGCTTGAGCTAATATCTACATCTATAGTAAGCCCGCTATTTACACTAATATAATGATAAAATTTAACATTTGATAAATCACTAATACCAAACATGCCATAATTTTTATGTGAGTTTATAAATGAAGTGTCAGTAATGGTATTAATAGGAGTATACAGCACTTCATTTATTGAAAAATCTGGGTAAACAGTTAGACCAGTTGTTCCAGATGTTAGTTTTATAGTTTTTGCATCTTGGTATTTTAATTTGTAATAACTATAACTTGGGTCGGCTGAACTAGGTGTAACTTCTGTTAAATAACTTCCATATAAAATTCTACTTTTTGGAAGACTATTAATATTTTCTAAGCCTTCTTTTACATTTATCATATTAAAATACACAATACATGATAATATTACAAGTATTAATAATAAGATTATTAGTAAATTATTTTTTTTAAAATTGAAATTGAAATTCATATTTATATTAAATATATAATATAATTTTTCTATATAATTTTAATGTCTAAAGTTATTAACTCGTGCCTTCTAAAAAATTATTATAATAATAACACTTTATTTGAAATAGGGATTGATGAAGTGGGTCGTGGTCCTATGTTTGGTCGTGTTTATAGTGCTGCAGTAATTTTACCAAGCAATGAAACTTTTAAATATGAATTATTAAAAGATAGTAAAAAATTTACTTCACAAAAAAAAATTAGTGAAGTTGCAGACTATATAAAACAAAATGCACTGTTTTGGGCTGTTTGTTATGAAGATGAAAAAGCGATTGACACTTTAAATATTAGAAATGCTACATTAAAAGCCATGCATAATGCCATTAGTGCTATTATTAGTAAATATAATCTTGTTAATACAAATGTTAATACAAATGTTAATACAAATGTTAATTGTGATTTGAATGAACAATTTTATTTACTAATTGACGGTAACGATTTTAAATGTTACACTTATTTTTGCAAAACTTCAAATATTATTAAGCAATTAAATCATGTTCTTGTTGAAGGAGGTGATAATAAATTTTGTTCTATTGCTGCTGCTTCAATATTAGCAAAAGTTGAGCGTGATAATTATATTAGAACAATGTGTTTAGAATTTCCTAAACTAGACACTTATTATGGGCTATTAAACAATAAAGGCTACGGGACAATTAAGCATATGGAAGGAATAAAAAAATATGGAATAAGTAAATGGCACCGCACAACCTATGGTTGTTGTAAAGAAGCCCCTATTAATGAAGATGAATTTTATAAACACTAGTTAAACTAGTTAGCTTCTTAATACTTAATGCGAAGACGCCTTGACCAGTCATTTTTAATGTCTTTTTTAGTATCTTTCTTGATGCTTTTACTATTGTTAATTAGCAAGGCATGCATTTGTTCTTGCTTATTGACAATAAGTTCAAGTGTTTTTTTAAGATTAACAAGTTCAGCGTCTAACTTTTGCCGTTTTGCTTTTTGCTTAGACATAAAAGTGTTATAATTTTTTTTATAAGATTCATAATTGTATTCATCATCGCTTGACGATGAATCGTCTTCATAAATATAATCTGGGTCTTTTTTTACGTTATCTGAGTCAGATGGGTAAGAATAGTCAGAGTCATCACTATTAGCATAATAGCTAATGCTGTTTTCATTTATGTCATATACATCATAAGCATCAGAAACATCATAAAATTGACTATTATGCTCTTTAAATGGGCTAAATTGAACTTCCCAATATAATGGGTCATCATACACCATTATTCCTTTGTTATTTTCAATTGAATTGTAAAAATTACAAGCGCCTTGGTTATAATAATAATAATCAATCTCAATTAAAGCATAACCATAGTTATAACGATCTTCAACATAATATTCGGGTTCATGATGAGGAATAACTTGGACGTCCTTTACTTTAGCAATACTAAATTCATCAAAATACTTAATGATTGTAGGAATGTCTTCATACACAACATAATCAGGAATGTAAAGCATTTTCTTCAAGAACATAGTTGATGACATAATAGATTGTTACTTTTCATTATTAATAAGTTAATAATTGCTATTCAATTTTTTTCTGTATTTTTGTATTTAGAATTAACCAATAACCAATAATTTTTTATTAATTTATTAAATCTTTATATTATATATTATATATTTATTATATATTATATAATATGCGTAAAATAACAAAAAAACGAAAAACTAACATTAAACATTATAAAGGTGTAGGTGGTACAAAACCACCACCTACTTATGAAGAGGCTTTAGCTAATATTAAAGAAATATTTGGTAAAACGCTACTTACAAACGTATTGAAGTATGGTAACTATGAACAGATTGAAAAATTTATAACTTTGATAAAGATAGAGAAACAAGATAAATATAAGAAATATAATGATAAAATGAGCAATGAGGAACAAATTTCTGACATTTTATACCCTGCTTTAGAAAAATTTTTAGATTATATAAAAAACTATAGGATAAAAGGAACTTTTTTAATGCCTTATTACTTAACCATTCCAAGATTAGTAAATGTTGATACAATTCTTAAAGAATCAAGAAAAACAAGCATATTAAAACGAGCAGAAGAAAAAAATTTAGTAGAAGATGAATTAATAGAAGAATTTATTCAAAGTTTAGGAGTGATCAAATCAAGATTTAGAAGTCCTTCTTCTGAACCAGCACTTAGTTCTTTCTCTGAATCAGCACCTAATTCTTTGCCTGAACTAGAACCTCCACCTCCACCTCCACCTCCACCTCCACATTTTTTGCCTGAACCAGTACGTCTACCTCCACCTAATTTTCCAAATCCACAACGTGAATCTTCAAATAAATCTATAACTCCAAGTAGATCTCTAAGTAGATCTTCAAGTAGATCTTCAAGTATATCTTCATATAAAGATGTACTCACATCTCCAAGTATATCTTCATACGAATCTCCAAGTACATCTTCATATAAATCTGCACAAACATCTCCAAAGGCTATTCGAAAAACATCATACTCATACTTAAAAGACAGATTGGGCTCAATTCGATCATTGTCATACTTTAAACGCCCATTTGGTTCAAAAAAAGGTAAGCCAAAATTAGTTGCAATTCATGGAGGTGGAGGAAAGAATTATAAGACTAGAAATAAAGTATATAGTTCCCAAAAAAAAACCAGACGCCATAAAACCAGACGCCATAAAAACAGAAACATTTAGTATAAAAAAATTGATTATATTAGATTAGAATATAATTAATCTAATCTAATCTAATATAATCACCAAGCAAAAACAAACATATTAAAGTAAGTTTAAATAGTATGACTGAACTAATTGAAAACTATTTATTGGAAATAATTTTGAATAAGCAAAATGTTAAACGGTTTTATGACCTATTGACTAATACACATTATTATTGTGAAGATGACTTTGAATTGAAAACTAACTATGGATTGCTAATGTTTATTGATACATTATTTTTAGATAAAGACGGTTATTATAGAGGCTTACAAGTTCCACAAGTACAACAATGTGAAATACATCAATACATAGCTGATAATCGATTAAAAATATTTCATTATGTAACATTTGAAGCATCAGCACATAATGATTTTGCTCAACTAAATATGCTTGTTACTGAGTTTAAAAAAGATAACTGGATTATACTATTTGCTTATTATACATACAATAAAGCATTTGAGTTATTAACTAGCAAAGATGATTATTTAGACATAAAAAACAAAATATATGCAATTATTTGTAATCTTAGGCAAGAAGACGCAGCACAAGTATGTGATGATTGTGAAAATAATTGTCCTATTTGTTTAGATGTTATGGATGCTAATAATAGTATTACTACTTTGTGCAAACATAGTTTTCATAGTGCATGTTTATATCCAATGTTTGATGAAGCTGTTAAAAAGCACACTAGGCAACCAAAAATTAGTTGTCCGTTATGTCGTGCTGATGTTCTTATAAAGTCAAGAATAACTTTTAATGAAACAATAAATTATTAAGAAATTAGCAAAACAATAAACATTATAATGAATATAAATAGGTATTCACTTTTTTTAATATTTCATCACTTATATGTTTTGATAATTCTATAATATCTTTTTTATAAATAAATTGTGTTATATCATTGAATTTAATATTATAAATAAACCTATTATTGTTTATTCCTTTATATTGACCAATATTTAACGCAATTTGAATTATTTTTTTTATTGTTGGTTTTTCATTTAATGGTATTCTTACTTGTTGTATAATAAAATGATTTTTTTCATTTATTAACTTATTTTCATAACCATTTATACTATATTCTGGTAAAAGCATAATTTTTCTAGTCTTTGTTGTTGATATTGTTCTCCATTTTTTTGCATTATAACTATCAAGTGGTTCTAAAATTTTTTTTATTGGTTGCCAAAAGCCTTGTCCGTCAAAATTATTTGGATTTTTTTTTCTTAATTTATAAGATTTTTCTAATACACTATTAAATAGTATTTCTAAATTATAGCTATTGCTATTTTTTTTAGTTTTATTAGACATATATTATATTATAGTATATTATTTTATTTTTAAAATAATGGGGTTTGAAATAATAAAAAAAATATTTTTTATGACACACATAATATCTTGCCTTGAACTTCTAACAACACATTGAACAACTACAATTTTGTTTCTTCTTGTAAGTCGTCATACAATGGTTCTAAATTGAGATCATTTACATTATTAATACACTTAGAAACATGGGGCAAGCTATGATGTGTTTCTCTTGTTTCGGTGTTAAACCATGAGAAATTATGATTGTAGTCACAACTCAGAATGCGATCTCTAAAATTTTGTGCCCAGCACATAGCATAGTATGTAAAGATAGTTTCTGTTTCCCACTCCATAGTAGACAAAACATGGGACACGTGTTTTAAAGCATCGCATAAGTCACCTTCATTTACTCTCTCTGTGTCTTGCATCGCATTTATCCTTCCTACTAAAAAGTCAATCAACAGTCTAGTCATTTCATCCGCCACGACTTCCTCCAAACAAGCCTCAAACTTTGACACTCCATGCTCAACATACCATGCATCGGTTCTTATCCAACAATTCATGATGGCCTCCAATTCCCTAGGAAGTTTTTTTACATCAAACTTGCGTTGAATAGTGGCCACTACTTTATCGAGTTTCATATTTATCATAGTTCGAAACAGCACATCGTCAATAATAAGAGTGCCAAACAAGCTCATAATCTCGGCAATATTGTCATTATTCATAGTGCTTCCTTTGTATAATTTGCCGAGGCTACTAGTCAAAACTAAAGAAAAAAGTTATTCAATTTTATTAAAGTATAATAAGACAAAACAAGACAAAACAAGACAAAACAAGACAAAACAAGACAAAACAAGACAAAACAAGACAAAACAAGACAAAACAAGACATATTACACATAAGACTCTAATAAATAGGTGCACGGCACAAAGGACATGGAACACAAATCTTGTTATGATTTTCTTTTTGTTGTAAATATATACGTTTACAATCATCCAAACATGCCATATGGAATATATGCTTACAAGCAGTTCTAACACAATTGACTGAATCAACTTCCAAGCAAATAGAGCACTCCCATTTTTGGTCATGTTTGAAGTCTAATGCCAATACTTCTAATGGGATTACATTCTTAGGGTGCGTAGCAACATGAGGCAAGCGATAATGTGTTGACATAGTTCGTTTGCTAAACCATGAAAAAGGACGTTCAAAGTCTCTATCTATTAGGCTCTCTCCGTTATTTTGTTGATAGCGTTCTGCTTCGATAGACAACTTGACGTTTATATCCCAAAAATAGTTACTACTAAATTCTGACATAGACACACGAAGAACTTCTAAAGCCAAATCGTCTTTGTTGACAGACCTTCCAATTCCATACTCATACTCTTTATCGCGTATTTTTAAAAGATCAATTACATGACGTCTCATTTCCCTAGATAGTACATTCCGAAGACAATGCTCGAATTTTGACATTCTAATTTTATCATCAATATACCATGAATGCGTTCTTATCCAACTATTCATAATAGCCGTCAAATGCCTAGAAAGATTGTGTGTAATAATGTTTTTTTGAATACTATTTACTAACACATTGATTGCATCATTTATTAAAGGCGCGTTAGCCTCATCGTCATATAAAGCACTAATGCGAGCATCCATAGTTTATAGTATTGCTTTGTATATATATTGCTAGTGCTAATACTTAGCACTAACTAGTTAAAAAGCAATTCAATTTTTATTAGCATAACAATAATTTTTTAAATAAAAATAAAAAAAATAGTCAAGACGCAATACACAACACAACAGTTTAAAAACCCATATGGTTATTCCTCGTTCTCCACAGGATTAGCAAGGTCTTGCCACTCGTAATGTAATGTATTATTTTCATTTTTAAACCACACAGCACTATGTTCATAGTCACATTGCAAAACATGGTCTCCATAATATTGTGCCCACCAAATTACGCTGTTTGTCAACTTAGGGTCAGCTTCCCAATCACTAGACAACAAATAATGCGCCGCGCTTTTCACAGCATCATACAAGTCGCTTTCTTTGAGCGTCATTCCGTCTTCAAGCTCTTTGCTCCGTGCCTCTAAAAAGCCTTTCAAGAATCCTCTCATTTCATCAGTCACGACTTCCTCCAAACAACGGTCAAACTTTGCCACATAATCTTCATCATACCACGATAAGGTTCTTCTCCAACAATTGATGATGGCCATCATTTCACTAGGAATTCTCTCCACATCAAATCTGTCTCGAACAGCATAGACCACTTCATCAATATTCATATTTATACTAACCCTGAACAAAAGATCGTCAATAATAAGAACACCAAACAAACCCCGAATCTCAGCAATCATTGCTGCGTTCATTGATATTGCGATTTTAGATGCTGCAATTTGTAGAGGCCAGCACTTAACTAGCTAAAAAAGCAATTCAATTTTAAAAAAGTATAACACTATTTTAAATTTTAGAATCTAGACTATCCATTTCTATAATAACTTCTTTGTTTAATAATGAATTATTATTCATGAATTTTTTCTCATTAAGTAACATTTTTATTGTAATAATTACAATAAGTTGTTCTACTAGTACGGAAAATAGTGCAATATCTATTTGTGTTACACTAATTAATATTGTAAAAATATATCTAATATTATTTATTAAAAACATAGAATTAGCATAAAAATATAACTGTGATTTACTAAATTCAGTTATTTCTTTTTTATCTGGATTATAAACATTCATATATAACACAGGGTCTCCAAATTCTTGAATAATAACTCTAATTATATCATTTACAAATATTAAGGTTAATAAACTACAATACTTTTGTGTAGTATTAATTTGCACGCTTATAAATATAAAATCATCATTTGGTCCAAAACGAAAATATTTAGAATCACTTGCAAAATTAGTAATATAAAATCCTATAAATAGTACCAAACAACTATTTAAAAAAAGACATAGCCTAACTTTATTTAATTGATTCATTATGCATTGACCAATACTAATAATATTGCTAATTAAATTTTAAATTGTTTACTAATTTAAGATTTAAAAATATAATTATGTTGAGAGATTGCACTATTTAGTAGGCATCGCGTCTAGGAGGTGGAATGCGACGAACCATTGTTCGCATTCTTGTCCTACAATGGCAATCACACCATTCTCGTTCATCCATGCGACGCCATGAGTTAGTTTGGCACCAATCTTTATAGTCTTCAGCTGAAAGAGTGTTAAGAGCAGTTTCTTGTGCTTTTGACATAGTTCTGTTATCTAAATCAGGGTCATATTCATAAGACAATGGTTTCTCTTTTTGATGTCTTGGACAGCAATCACATTGCGCTAGTGCTGCAAATTGTTTTTTTTTTGTTTCAGTACTTTGCTCATCCATATATACCGGACCTCTACAACAAGGGCAGCTAATTAGCCCACATAATGAACCTTTATTAAGTGCACGAGTCCATGGTTGTAAACATTTTTTATGAAATATGTGGCCGCACGATGTAATAAGTCTTCGCTTACCTCTTCCGGAAATACAACCATCTACTTCAATGTTTCCATCATTGTCTTCTAAACATATATTACAAGTCACTATTTCATCAATCATAAAACCACAAAAGGGTGGCAATAGTGTTGTCAATTTAGGCAAAGGTTTGAGTTCCATTTTTTTAGTAATAGACTTGTATAGACTTGCTTAAACTTGTTTAGACTTGTATAGACTTGTATAGACTTGTATAGACTTGTTTAAAAAATTATAATCAATTTTTTTCATAGTCCATAAAATAATTAACATCAGCTTCACTAAGGTTGCTGTTAAAAACATTAGTTAAAAATTTAAAATTAAAAGGTAGCATAATTTGTGTAGCACAATAGTTATTGAAATTTAATATAAAACATAGGCCACCATCCAAATTTTTGTATAAGTCTGCTTTAGTGGTTATTAACGGTATATTACTTGTTTCATCAAGATAATTTATTAATTCACTAACAGTTTTTGGTTGTTTAATTATACATTGACCTAAATAATTTGTAGTTAATATATTAAGATTGTAATTTTGTATGTTAATTAGTTTGCTTGCAATGCTATTTATAAATTGGTCTTTAATAGTATAGCTAGTTAGCTTGTTATTATTATAGTCATTTGCTAATGTATTTACAAGTTTGTATAAATGTGTGCTATTATTATGTGTTAATGAAGCAACATAAGCTAAACATCCAGAAGAATAGCAATATACAGTTTTGTTAGTTTTATTAGTGTTTTTTTGTAAATAACCATAATAATACCAAAATCCAGAATAGCCTCCACCATTAATAAATGTACAATCTTGACTTGTCTCGTTTTTGTTATTTAATAGTGCAAATAGTAAAATTATATATACTAATAACATGTCTTTTAGTTTCATAATTAATAATTAATAGTTAATAGTTAATATTTAATATTTAATTGTTAACTGTTAATAGTTAATTGTTAAAATAAAATTGATACACTAATTTAAAAATAAGTTATAAACTATAATTTACTCAGTAAACACTTTAAGTATTTGAATAAAAATGGAAAATAAAGGCTATATTTATGTTAGAAGTCACGAAGCATATGATGTCTATGACGCATGTAAATTGGGTAAAACCGATAATATTATAAATAGAGAATCAAGTTATGTAACCTGTGAAATTAAACGCGGCAAATTTTCGCATGTCTATGAAGTGCATCTTGAAAAATTGTCACATGCCGAGGTTGTCCTTGCTCATGAGTTTAAAAGCTACAATGTTTATTTTGATGG